AGAAGGGGGAAGGGAGAAAGGGTTAAGGGGGAGGGAAAACCAAAATCGGGTGTAAAATTTTAGATGAGAAATCGGGCCAAAAACATTTACTTTTTCCTCGCAGGATTGCTGCTTGGATTGGGGTCTGTATTTTTATCTCGGACTGCTGAGAAATTCTATCATAAATACAACCCAATCAACGAGTCACAACCGATTAAAAGATTTGGCCGAAATAATATTAATTCATGGTTTGAGGATGGTCTTCTTTTTTTAAAAACATCTCCAAAAACTGAAAGTATTAGCAAATCTTATGATACGAACTACCTGAGAGAAACTCTTCTTAAGACCGGACTAGACACAAATGTTGATGTCATATTTCGAGATAAGCATTACAGTTTCGCCACTCTTTCTTGGTTTAATAAATATGCCACTTGGTGGATCACAATGATCATTGATCACGACGTTTATTTTGTAGCAAATTCTTTTGATTGCGATAATTTCAGTGATTTTTTTATGGTGGCCTATAGTTTTTCGAACTATAATTTGAATAGCAGCTTGACATCTCAGCTAGCTTGTGGCACCGTGATAGTTGAGCAGCTAGAGGAGTTCGCTGGTATCCAATACGGTAACGGCATATGGCATTCATTAAATATTGTTTGGCTTGACGATGGGTGGTTCGTAATCGAACCGCAAAATGGAACCTATATAAGTTTAGCTTCTTATCCAAACAAAAAGAATATAAAAGCGATAATCTTTTAGTGTAAATAACAATACTATGGAACTTGATTTTTCTGAAAAGATCTTGGCTAGAAAAAGATCTGGCCCAAGAAGCGCAGCTCAAACACCGGCTAAACCAGAGGACAGGCTGAAGGGATCTCCAAAAAATAAACCTGGTTCTGCTGGCACATCCCCAGACGCCAAAGAAAAAGCCGAAAAAGCACTTAAAAGAAAAGACGATAAAAAAGTAGTAAAAGCCGCTATCACTTTCAGCGAAAAAGTCACAGAAGCTTTAAGAAAAAAAGTGCAAGAGCATAATAAAAAATACTCAAAGAAAGTAACGCTTTCTCAGCTAAAAAAAGTATACAGAAGAGGGGCAGGAGCCTTCTCTGGATCTAGCAGACCGGGTAAAAGTCGCGGTCAATGGGCAATGGCTCGCGTAAACATGTTTTTGAAAATGATGGCTGGCGGCAAAGTTAAAGATGCGTACAGAGCCGCCGATCAAGATATAGCAAAAGCGGATAGCTATGAAATGAAAAGCATCACAGACGAATCAACAGCGTCAATTGATTTCGAAGATGTGGAATTAATCATCGCCTCATTTGACCTTTCAAATTCAAACATTTCCACTAAAGAAATGAACGAAGTATATGAACCACAAGACGAACAAGAATAATATGGAACTAGACTTTTCAGAACAAATATCCGAAATTTCAAAATCTGGACTTTGGGACAATATTAGAAAAAAGAAGCAAAGAATGGGCAAAAACTATCGCGCAGCCAAGCCCGGTTCTCCTGAGCGCCCAAGCAAACAAGCTTGGGAAAAAGCTCAGGCATCTATTGAGCTTACATATACAGAAGCAGAAAAGAAAACTCTGAATAAACCGTTCCGCCTTCCTTCTGGCTCAAAAAAGAAATTCGGCGTATATGTAAAGAATCCCAAGGGCAATGTTGTCATGGTTAAGTTTGGTGATCCAAATATGGAGATCAAACGTGATGATCCAGAAAGACGCAAAAATTTCCGCGCTCGCCATCAGTGCGATACCAATCCCGGTCCAAAATGGAAAGCTCGCTATTGGAGTTGCAGAATGTGGGAAGGCGGTAAATCTGTAACTCAAGTCACCAAGGGCTCCCTCGGTCAAGAGATGATGGATGTGATGGACATGGAGGACATGTATGAGCAGCAGAATCTCATTAATCAGAATCCAAGCTTAACTGAAGCCCCAGAAGTCGAGAATGAGAACGAAGACATGATCGACTATCAAGAAGAGGCTGTTGACATGGCTTATCAAAACCTATCAACAATCAAAAGAAAAGCGGAACAATTGATGGCAATGATCGACGCCAATCCAGAAGCTGCCATGGAAATTACTGAGCCATGGGTTGCCGCTAAGATTACTGTAATTGATGATTACATTGGTACAGTTTACGATTACTTGTCCTCCGAATCTACAGAGTAATAATTAGCTATTGACAAACCTTGCCATAATCGTAATATCCTATTATGGATATTAATGGTTTTCTATTTCCATTATTGAGGATTAAGCTTAATGAAATTAATAATTTTTGATTTAGACGGCGTTTTGATAGACGCAAAAGAAATTCATTACAACGCCCTAAATACTTCACTAAAAAACGTAGATCAAAAATACGTTATAACCAGAAAAGAGCATTTGTTGCAATACGATGGCCTTAGTACTAAAAAAAAATTAGAACTTTTGCATGCCAATAAAGGACTCCCTATTGATAAATTCCAGTTGGTCTGGGACGCAAAGCAAGAGGCTACAATAACATTTATTAATGAAGTCAAACAAGACGACTCTTTAATAAAAATTTTTAAAGAGATAAAAAATATTGGCTACACCATTTGTGTTTGCTCTAATTCGATAAGAGAGACAGTTAAACTTTCAATCCTAAAATTAGGGTTGATGCCATATGTTGATTTTTTTATATCAAATCAAGATGTTCATTCTGGAAAACCTAGTCCAGAAATATTTTTGAAGGCGATGATCGTAGCCAAGTCTTATCCTAAAAGTACAATAATCGTAGAGGATTCTTATGTCGGAAGACTTGCCGCAGAAAGATCAGGAGCTTTGATATTTCCAGTTGCCTCCCCAGACGAATTGAAACATGGGGATATAGTAGATTTTTGTAAGAAATTTAATGAAGAAAAAACAAAAGCAATGAAATGGACTAATAAAAATTTAAATATTCTTATCCCAATGGCTGGCAGGGGCAGTAGATTTGAAAAAGCTGGATACACATTCCCAAAACCTCTAATTGAAGTAAATGGAAAGGCAATGATACAGCTTGTCGTGGAAAATCTAAATGTAGAAGCTAACTATACATTCATCGTCTTAAAAGAGCATTACGATAAATTTAATCTAGAAGCAGTGCTTAATAATATTGCTCAAAATTGCAATATAGTACAGGTAGACTCAGTTACTGATGGTGCGGCTTGCACAACTCTTCTTGCAAAACAATACATAAACAACGACAACCCACTTTTGATTGCAAACTCCGATCAATTTGTTGAATGGGACTCTTCAAAATTTATGTATAGCATGGAAGCAGATGGAATAGATGGAGGAATATTAACATTTACAGCGACACATCCCAAATGGTCTTTTTGCAAAACTGATGATTATGGAGTAATATTGGAGGTGGCAGAAAAAAATCCAATATCAGATAAAGCTTCTGTTGGAATATATCATTGGAGGCGCGGCAGTGATTATGTCAAGTATGCCGAGCAAATGATAATTAAGAACATTCGCGTCAATAATGAGTTTTACATCTGCCCAGTTTATAATGAAGCGATACAAGATTCAAAGATTTTTAAAACTTTTCACATAGAAAAGATGTGGGGATTGGGTACTCCAGAAGACTTGAATTACTATTTGAAAAATTATGAATAATAAAATCAAAAATAGTGAGTATCATCCAGATTGGCAAAATAATCGTATAAAATTTATAATATCTAAATACGGCGAAAATTTTTTCAGCGGAAAAAATATTTTAGAACTTGGACCATTTAATGGATATATCGGAGAATATTTTCGTAATCTTGGGGCAAATGTACTATCTGTTGAAGGTCGCCAATCTAACATTGATCAGATAAAACGAGATTACCCAAACTTAAATGTAATCTTAGGTGATTTAGATACTCCTGAGTGGACATATGGAAAATTTGATATAATTATTAATTTTGGATTATTATATCACTTAGAAAAATATCACGCAGAACACTTAATAAACTGCATTAAAAATTGCGAATTAATGTTTTTGGAAAGTGTTATTTTTAATTCTTTTGAAAACGAAATATTCAAAGTAGATCGCATTGGAGTTGACCAGTCTTTAACCCAAATTGATGGCTATCCATCGCAAAAATTTGTTGAAGATATATTTGATAGTCTTGGCATCGAACAATATAAAATGTACACCGACAGTAGTCTAAATGGTGGCATGCATATATATGATTGGGAATTGAATGGAAATAAAATATTCCAGCAAGCAATCCGAAGATTTTGGATAGTTAAAAATAGCTAACAATAATAAAATAGTATTGCAAATTTAAATAAACAACAGGTTAGAAAAATATGCTAATAATTTCTCATAGAGGTAATATTGATGGACCAGATCCGTCGAAAGAAAACACCATCAAGCAAATCGATAAAGTTATTTCTATGGGAATTCCAGTAGAAATAGATATTAGATTTTTTGACAAAAAATGGTTTCTCGGTCATGATCACAGCCAACATCAAATAAATAAATCCTTCTTATTAAAAAATAAAGAAATGTTATGGTGTCACGCTAAAAATATATATGCGCTGGAGGAAATGCTTGACTTGGGCATTCACTGCTTTTGGCACCAAGAAGACGACTATACTTTAACATCTAAAGGAATAATCTGGGCGTATCCAAATAAGTACACAGGGACAGGAATATTAGTCATGCCTAGTAAAGAATTTTTTAACGAAAACATTAAACAGATATATGGTGTCTGTAGCGATGATTTGAGAATGCATTTATGAATAAAAAAATTGCAGTTTGTCTATCTGGACATTTACGAAACTTTGATAGATTAATAGATAATTTTAATTTATTCAGAAAAAAACTAGAACAGCATGGAAAGGTTGATATTTTTATTGCAACTTGGGATAAACAGGAAGCCTTAAATAGCTGGTCAAGCGAACATGGACTTGCAGATACTAGTTTAGCAAAAAATAACATTGATGAAAATAATATAAAAAAAATATATCAAACTAATTTTGTTAAATTATTTGATGATAGGTTTTATGGCTCTACATATTCTCCAATAAATTATTTTAACTTAACTGATAAAAAATTTAACCTTAATGCCAAATTAATTAGCGGCCAAGTAATTCATTCATCAAGAATGTTTTTCTTAATTTATGAGGCAAATTTATTGAAAAAGTATCAAGAATTTTTAAATAACAAAAAATATGATATTGTCTTTAGAACAAGACCAGATTACAAAATATTAGATTTAGATTTTTTTAATGATTTATCTGTAAATCAAAACTCTATATATTATGCAAATGCATATGAAGGATGTGTAATGGATGACCAATTTGCCTTTGGTGATTCTGACTCTATGGACAAGTATAGCAGTTGCTTTTTAAAACATTCTTCAGTTTTTAATTCTGAAATTTGGGGCGATCCAGAATATATTTTATCAAAAACTTTATCTTTTAATCATAATTTAAATATTAATATTATTAATAGAGTTGGGGCTATAGATTGTCCAAAGCTAAATATCACAAGATAAATAGATCAATGATAAACGGAAAGTCTATAAGTATTTTATCCGTAGGCTGGGGAAGTGAATTTTAATATGCAATTACAAAAAATGAAAACTCCAAGAGCAAGCATATTAACATCTATCTATAACGGCGAAAAATTTTTACACGGGTTTCTTGAGAATGCCATTTCTCAAACATTTATAGATGAAGTTGAAATTCTATTGCTTGATGCATACTCGTCTGACAATAGCGAAAAAATAATATTAGAATACAAACACCCTAGTTTAATTTATAAAAAGCTAGATAAAAAATACTCAATATACGAAACTTGGAATATAGGAGTCGGTTTATCAAAAAGCTCAATTCTCAGCAATTGGAACATAGACGATAGAAGAAAAAATAATTCAATTGAGACTCAAACACGATATATGGAAAACAATCCTCTTTGCGATGTTTGTTATGGATATTTAGCTTGGAGCTTTAAGCCAAACGAAACTTTTGAACAAAACCCTCTTACTGATGTTTATCCATGCTTTAATGTATCTCTCCAAACCATGATTGAAAACAATTCTCCTCACTGCATGCCTTTCTGGAGAAAAAGTTTACATGATAAATTTGGATTATTCGATACAAGCTATCCAACAGCCGCAGACTTTGAGTTTTGGATGAGAAGCTTGTATAATGGCGCAAGGTTTGATAAAATACAAGATATAGTTGGATCTTATTATTATAACCCCAATGGATTGTCAACAAACTCTCAATCTTTAAATATTAAAGAGGGCTCAGAAATAAAACAGAAATATCTAAATCTTTTTAATGAAAAAGCTAATCTCATTTAGTCTTTGGGGGGATAACCCAAAGTATTGCGTTGGTGCGATAAGAAATGCCGAATTGGCGCCAAGGATTTATCCAGACTGGACTTGTAGATTTTACATATCTAAATTTGTTAATAAACAAACTATAGATAGTCTCGCTAATCTAAATTGTGAAATAGTTTTAAAAGATGAAGCTGGGGACTGGACTGGTATGTTTTGGCGCTTTGAAGCTGGCACAGACAAAGACTGCGAAGCTATAATTTTTAGAGATACTGATTCAAGATTAAATCTAAGAGAAAAAGCCGCAGTTGATGAATGGTTAAGTTCAGACAAAACTTTTCATATAATGAGAGACCACCCCGCTCATGCTTTTCCTATTCTTGGAGGAATGTGGGGCGTAAAACCTAATAATAAATACGGACTTGGTGATCTACTAAAAAATTTCAAAAAAGATGATCATTACGGTATAGATTATAATTTTTTCATATCTGTACTGTATCCCTTGATGGGGAACGACAAGATCGTCCACGACGAGTTTTTTGAAAAAACAAACTTTCCATTAAAAAGAATTGGCTACCAGTTTGTTGGAGAAGTGTTTGACGAAAACGATAATACAGTTCAAGAGCACATAGAAGGTTTAAAAAGAGCTATTTCATGAAGTTGTCATTTTGTATAACTTGTTATGATGGTGATTATTTTTTACTAGATAAGCTTTTTTCTGCTCTAGAAAAACAGACGCAAGCTCCTGATGAATTAATCGTTTATTCAAGCGGCTTTGACGACGAACTTTACTTCAAAACAGAATACTTACAAATTGCTGGTAAAAAGATAGATATAAAATATATAAATAGTCTAGAAAGAACTATTCAATCTATCGCTAGAAATATATGCGCCTCATTTGCTTCTGGAGATATTGTCGTATTTTTTGATATAGATGACATACCCCATTTTCAAAAAATAGAAATAACAAAAACTTTATTTGATAGTCATAATCCAGACTTTATTGTTCATTCTTATTCGTCAATAAATATTGACGATAAACCTATCGATATAAGTAAAAGCTTAATTAAAAAAGATTTAGCTATAAATCCATTAAATACAAATATTCATTCAGAATCATACGAAAGCGCGATTCATCATGCGCATATAGCGGTTAAGAAAAAATGCTTTGAAAAAGTTAAATTTAATGAATCTTTTGAATTTTATAGAAAAGAAGATGGTAAATTCTGTCAAGACTTACTTTCTAATGGCTTCAATGGATTATTTATTGATGAAAAATTAGTTTTTTACACCAATTAATGAAATTTTTTAATTTAGATTGTCATATTGGAGTAAGAGACTTTGCCCAAATATGCAAAGACCTTGGTCATGAAATTCGTTTAGAAAGCCTTTCTGACCATACTCATTTGTGCGGGTTATCTAAAACTGAAAAATTTATAGACTATAAATATCTTTGGAGGCATATAAATCCATATGTTTGCGATGATTTTTATAAAAAATACAGGGAAGAATTGAGCGAAATATCTTGCTTTTATTGTTTTTACGCCCCTTCTTTTAGCCTTTTGTATGAAAAATTTCAAAAACCAATAATCATTCACTGCCCAATAAGATTTGAAGTTCCATTTCAAAATGACGAAAAGCAACTGAAATGGTTTTTGTCATTCTTGAAAAGAGGTATTGACGACAAACAAATAATCTTATGTTCTAATAATCTTTTAGATAAAGATCATATGGAGAAAACTTTAGACAGGGAGGTTTATTACATATCAAGCTATTGTGGCTATGATAATAAAAACTGCTCCCTTGAAAATGATAAAATATTATTCGACAGAAATAGATCGTCTCTTGATCTTTCTGGAGATAAATTTTATAAATTTTCTGGAGCTTATTCCTTAGAAGAATTTTATAAGTTTAGCGGATGTGTTATGATACCATATAATAATTCCGTCATGTCTCTTTTTGAAAGATACGCCTCAAATATGCCACTATTCTTGCCAAGTTATAACTTTTTAATTGAACAATGGAAAAAAAATCCATACTCAGTTCTTGAAGAAATTTCTTGGTTTAAGCTTGATAAAACATATCCAAATTTTACAAATGGAGTTCGCGACCTTAATTTGTTTTTAGATCCAATTTCAGCAGAGCATAATTTTAAATTATGTGATTGGCTAGATAAAAATTCTATGAAAAATATAATTCTTTTCGACTCTATAGATCATTTAAAGTCTTTGACAAACGATATTAATTTAAAAGATGTTTCCGAAAGGATGAGAGAAGAGAACAAAAAAAGAAAAAATACAATTTATTCTCTTTGGGAAAAAATATTCAACAAAGTAAAATAAGATCTGTAGTCAAAGTCAAATAGACATTTAATATTAAATATAAATTTTATGATCGGTCAAATTCAACAGTCTTCTGATGCTGGTAAATGGATAGCTTCTGTTTGTAGTCGTGAAGACGTTTCTAGCATAGTTGAAATTGGAACTTGGAATGGAATGGGTTCTACAAAATGCGTATATGAAGCCATAAAGGACAGAAATAAAAAACTAATTTCCTTAGAAATTAATAAAGATATGCATGAAATTGCTAAAAATTTTTACCAAAAAATCCCGCAAATTGAACTTTTTTTAGGCAAAATCACTGATGAATTAATTGATTTAAATTCATTAAATCCTAAGTTTTTTTCTGATTTTCCAATTGAAGTTAAATCTAAATGGAGAGAGCAGGATTTGTTAAATCTTTCAACCTGTCCAAATATTTTACATAAATTGCCAGAAAAAATTGATTTTTTGATTTTAGACGGAGGCGAGTTTACAACTTTTCATGAATTCAATATTCTAAAAAATAGGAGTAATTTTATATTTTTAGACGATGTAAATATTCCATGCATTAAGAACTATTTTACTAGACAAGAACTATTAAAAACATCAAATCTTATATATGAAAATCTGTCAGAAAGACATGGATTTTCTATATTCAAATTTCATAATTAAAAATGAAGAAAGTAATTATCACCGGAGTTACAGGACAAGATGGTAGCCATATGGCCGATTATCTTTTGGCAAACACGGACTATCAAATTCTAGGCGCAATTCGTAGATTGAGCGTATCTAATCATAAAAATATTGCCCACATATCAAATCCTAGATTCACTCTTATTGATTTAGATATTTCGGACCCAGAAAGCACCAACAGTGCAATCATAAATCATAAACCAGATTATTTTATAAATTTTGCTGCAAACTCGTTTGTTGGAACAAGTTGGGAAATGCCAGTAAATCATATGCAAACTAATTGTATGTCTGTTTTATATCAACTTGAAGCAATTAGAAGATTTTTCCCAAAATGCAAATATTATAATGCTGGCTCTTCAGAAGAGTTTGGCGACGTAGCGTTTAGCCCCCAAACAGAACTCCATCCATTAAGGCCAAGAAGTCCATACGGAGCATCCAAGGCATCCGCTAGACAAATAGTTAAAGTCTGGAGAGATTCATATGATATTTACGCTGTTCAAGGCTGGCTATTTAATCATGAAGGCACTCGTAGAGGAACTGAATTCGTTACTAGAAAAATTACAAAAGGAGTAGCTCAAATAAAGAAAGCTATTGATTCTAATAATTTTATTCAACCTATTAAATTAGGTAATCTTGAGTCGCAAAGAGACTGGAGTGATGCAGAGGATTTTATTTATGGCGTGTGGCTGATGCTTCATCAGGAAAAGCCAAAAGACTATGTTCTTTCCTCAAACGAAACTCATACAGTAAGAGAGTTTGTCGAGCTTTCATTTGCAGCCGCTGGAATAGAAGGACAGTGGCTTGGCAAAAAAGGAACCATAGAAGAAGTATTTATTAATAAATATAGTAGACTTCCAATGGTAATGATTGATCCAAAGCTATTTCGTCCAGCAGAAGTAGATCTTCTTCTTGGAGATTCTACATTGGCTAGAAATGAACTTAGCTGGAAGCCAAAGACAAGTTTTTTTCAGCTTGTCAAAAAAATGACCAATCATGATCTGGAGCACGAATGATGCTATATCTATAAACAAAATATCTCAAATTCATGATGGCGAAAAAATAATTTTCTGCAAAACAGATTTTATCCATTCTGAGTTTGAAAAAATAAAACTTTTAAAAAATGATGTAATTTTAATCACAGGCAATAGTGACTATTCTATTGGCGATGATCTCGTTGCATTAGCGCCAAAAAATATTAAAAAATGGTTTTGTCAAAATAGATTGTCAGAAAATAATATTCTTGAGTCTATCCCAATCGGTCTAGAAAATAGCGAGCCGTCAAAAAGACACCATAGCAACTCCTATGAATTTAGTCATGGGTATGTTTGGGATCACGCTCCATTAAAAGCAAAAAAACTTTTTGAAAAAAATAAGAATTCTTTTACAAAAAGAAATTTAGTTTATGCTAATTTTAATATCGAAACAAACCGCACCCATAGAAGTTTTATCAAAAATATTCTAATTGCACAATCTTGCGTTACTTGGGAAAACCCAAGCAACAATTACGATCAGTTTATTCAAGGAATTTTAGACCATGAAGCAGTTGTATGCCCAATTGGAAATGGGGCGGATACTCATAGAATTTATGAAACTGCATTTTTAGATAGGGTAGCAATAAGCTTTGACCCTTTGCAGTACCGATTTATACATAACCTATTTCCTGTTTATTTAGTAACAGATATATCAGAATTCGAAAATTCAAGCTATCTTAAAATTAAGATAGATGAGGCAAAAAATAATTTTGATAGAAAACATCTGCTGGCTGATTTTTGGATTCAAAAAATAATCGACAGCGCTAAACATTACAACGTAATATAACATATCGCTATTTTAAAACTCTAATGAATAAATTTATAAAATATTGCCTGCTTAATGAAATTGATGAAAGACGGATCAATCTTCCTAAAAATATTGATACCTGTCTGCTAGCTAACAACGAAGTTCAGTATTGGATAAATTCTGGCAAGCTAATTAAACTAAGAGATGGTGGCGAAACAGACAATATAAGATTAAACTTTTTCGAAGGATTTACACAGCAAGTTTTAAATCGCTTTGATTTAAAAGATTTAAACTTTAAGTTTATCGTTAACCTAAACGATGGTCCTCATTACGAAGAACTGGAGACTAGGTTTTTCTTTGCAAGACCTAGAAATAGTCCGCACATATGCATTCCAGACTCTCATTTACCAAGAGTAGAATCAATATGTAGAAATTTAAATCAAATCGATATTCCTTTAGAAGATAAAATAAATAAGATTTCTTTCTTTGGTTCAGACACCGGCAAAAGATACGAGAATGGAATTTGTCAAAGAACCAAACTTTGCAAGATGTATAAGGGGCACGAAGACATTATCGCAAAGATAACAAATTTTGTAGATGGACGTAATGACGACTCGATAACCCATCAATACATATCCATAAAGGACCAATTAAAATATAAATATATTTTAAATGTTAACGGCAACACTACTTCTTGGGAAAGGCTGATATGGGCACTAGCATCGAATTCTATCTGCGTATTTTTAAAGCCCCCAGTTCAACAGGACGAGATCTCTTGGTACTATCATATCTTTGATATTTTTAGACCATTTATTTATTTGGATGAATTTTCCATAGAAAATTTTATTTTAGGAAGCGATATGTTTGAGGAGTTTTTAATAAATTTGAAAAAAGATCAAAAAATCCTAGGAGAAAGTCTTGCCAGCCCACTCTTTCATGCTGTATATTATTCTAACGTATTAATGAATTATAATAAAATATACAATGAGCAAAACAAATAGCGTACAACTAATAGGAATTTATGGCGACGATCTTACTCATGCTTGTTCTGCTTGGACTTCAACCAGTCGGGAAATCAACGAGGAAAAGAAGGGCAGAATTGGCGATTTACTCAAGATGCTAGCCGATAATGGACATCACACTCCATTTGAAAAGTCATCACTCCACTTCTTGATTAAGACTGACATTGCTTCTCATATTCACCTTATCAAGCATAGGGTTGGGGTTTCCGTTAACGGAGAATCGGCAAGATACAAAGAAATCAAGGAGGATGATTTTCTAATCCCAGAAGATTGGCCTGATACTTGGAAAGATATCCTATCTACTCACACAGAGAGGGGGATGGATCTATACCATAAGTGCATAGATGATCTAGTTAAGAACTTTGGGTTCACTAGAAAACGGGCTAAGGAGTCTGCTCGATTCTTTCGGGGGTACAATACCCAGATCACTAGCGACGTAATGTTTAATTGGCGCTCATTTTATCACTTCTTAAATCTTCGTAATAAACAAGATGCGCAAGTAGAGATTCGCAACATTGCGAGTCAAATGCTAGAACTCGTAAAAGAAACTAACAAGTTCCCCCTTACAATACAAGCTTTCAAGCTTTAAGTGTAAATAGTGGTGTGACCACTGAACTCATAAGCCTGTTTGGCGGGGCCATAACAGGCTTTATTTTTAGAATAATTGCATTAAAGACAGAAGAGAGTAAGAACCGCTTTGACCGGATGATGAGCGCGATTGATAAGCAGGACGAATCTGCTGACAAAGCAGCGAATAGAGATGCTGATTTTGGCAAGGTAATCAGACGTATGATCGTGATGTCCGTAATATTCTCTATCGTAATATCGCCATTTGTGATGGCGATACTCGGAATTCCAACTTACTTAGAGGTAAGTTATCAAGATGGCGGCGGGCTTTTTGGACTTCTAGCAGATAAGACAAAAACCGCTTTTGTGGAAATATCTGGTAATTTAATTACTACTGAGATTAGACAGTGCCTGATAGCTATTACTGGATTTTATTTCGGATCTGCTGCCGCAGCAAATAAGTCTTAAAACACTTGACAAGGTTGGGTATAGTCGGTGAAGCTAGGTTATGAAGCAAAGGATCAATAGGCGAAATTATATTAATAATTTTGTCAACATTCCTAAGAATGCTGGCAAAGAATTCTGGATCAAGGAGTTGGTCTTGTTCAAGAGACTTGAAGCTATCTACGGTATTGAGTTTCTTTCGCAATTCGTTCCTCCAGAAAAGATTGCATCTCTTGCAATGTTCTTTTCTGACTATGGCAAGAAAAAGCTTGAAAGCTACAAGAACCAATTTTACTATCGTCCAGAAGTAATCGAGCGCCCAGTAATCTCTGAAAAGGTTGGAGATGACGCTCAAATCAAAACTAAAAAAACACTTAGGGATTTTCTACAATGACCAAGAAGGCAAAAGAAGAACAGAAGGAAGATGGTATTTCATCCAAGAGTATTCTTGGAGATTTTTTAAAGTCTAACAAGGAAGACCACTATAATTTTGAAGAGCCTGTTAACTATAAGGTTTCAACAGGCTCTCTTAATCTAGATATGCAAACTGGTGGAGGTCTAGGACCGGGGCTCCATCGCTTCGTAGGATTTACCGAAGGCGGCAAGACTTCTGCATCGCTTGAGGTAATGCGAAACTTCCTCAATACCGTCCCAAACTCAAAAGGCTTTTATATCAAGGCTGAGGGTCGTCTGTCGCCAGAGATGCAAAAGAGAAGCGGAGTTAAGTTTGTGTTTGACGCATCCGAATGGGAAGATGGAACTTGCTTTGTTTTTGAATCAAATATCTACGAGACGGTTGTAGATGCCATGCGAAAACTCATTATGAATAATGATGAGAAGAATAAGTATATGTTTATTATTGATTCGGTTGACGGACTGATTGCAAAAAATGATATGGGTAAGACATTTGAGGAGTCAGTAAAGGTGGCAGGCGGCGCAGTAATTGCCGCTAATTTTATGAAGAAGATCTCAATCGCGCTTACCAAGCGCGGTCATATGGCGATTTTCATCTCCCAAGTAAGAAGCGATATCAAGCTTGACCCATACAGTTCAGCGCCAATTCGCCAAACATCAGCTACCGGCGGCAATGCGCTGCTCCACTTTGCTAATTTTATTTTCGAATTTGAAGCTCGCTTTGAGGGAGATGTTATTCTCAAAGACCCAAATATAAAGAAGCCAGATCCCGTAAAGAATCCAATCATTGGACACAATTGCAAGATTTATATCAAGAAGAGTCCAAACGAGAAAAGTAAGAACAGAGTAACATATCCAATTAAATATGGGCGCTCAAATGGTCGCTCAGTATGGCTTGAGAAGGAGATTGTCGATATGCTTCTTACTTGGGAGCTTGTGAGCCGTGCTGGCGCTTGGTATACTGTATCAGAGGATCTGATTAAGATCGCGAAGGATATCGGGGTAGATATGCCAGAAAAGTTCCAAGGCGAAAATGCCGTATTCGAATTCGTTGAAGCTAACGAAAATCTGACTAAGACCCTACACAAGTACTTCATTAATATTATCGCTGAGAATTCAGCAAATGAAGTTTAAGACTCTAAACGGCAAAGAGCGCTTTCTCAAGAACGCTAAAAAATATATAATTAATTGGGAAGCGAAGTCAAAGAGCAATATCCAGTGGAGAGTAAAGCAGTTTTTGCTCTCCTACTGGAAGTACGACGTTGTATTTGAGGAGATCAGGGTCGTTGGAAGTCGCTTATCTCTTGATATTTATAATGCAAATAAAAAGATAGCAGTAGAGGTTCAAGGCAAGCAGCATCAGACTTATAACCCCTACTTCCACGGTAACGACCGGCGAAAGTGGCTATCCCAGCTTCGCCGCGACGATTTAAAGCTGCAATTTTGCTTGACAAACGGGATAAAGCTGGTAGAAATCTACGAGACAGACCTTATCTGCAAAGAGACCTTCGAAAAACAAGGAGTCATTTTATAATGAGCGAATCCTCAAAGGATAAAGAATTTCTATTCCCACCAGAAATGGTGGAACAGATCTATGAACTCTCTGGCGGCGCAGAGAACTTCAAAGGTCTAATCTTGTGCGTTTGCACACAAAACGGCGTGCCTCAAATCTTCACTAGATTTGATTCTGTAGTTACTTCTCTTGGGCTTAAAAAAGCCCTTGAAGAATACCTGAACTCTGAAGAGATGGATGTTAGAGACGACGAAATCTAATGCTTTATTCACTAGAAGTAGAGAAGCAGCTTTTAGCTGGCCTCATCCAGTACCCAGACGCATACGCAGAGATCTGCGATTTCATTTCTGAGGCTGACTTTTACTCCGAAGAAACAGTGGTCCATAAAACGATCTACCATATTCTTCGCAAGTGCATGGAGGGCAACGAAAAGCTTGACGAGATAATTATTGCCCAGCGAATCAAGGAGATTGGAATATCCTTTGAGGATAATATTGATATCTTTGATTACCTCCGCTCGCTCGCCCTAAGAAAGACCAACAAATCCACCGCAGTTTCTGCGGCGAAAGAGATTAAAAAATACTCTATTCGCCGCACAATCCACAGGTCAGCCTTGGATGTTGCGGACAAGATGAAGAAGATCGCCCCCGATTCTTCGTATCAAAAGATCATCGAAGAGGCTGATTCGGCATTTAATAAGACAATTAATCTTTATGAAAACAATGATGAAAAGCCTGTTAACATCTTTGAGGAGATGGAGAATGTCATTGAAGAGCGCGGCAACAATCCTATTACTGAATTTGGCTTCTTGGGGCCATTCCCAACTGTTAACAAGATTTACGGCTCTCTTCTGAGACCCGGTAATATCTCAGTTATCGTTGCCCGATCCGGTGTAGGCAAGACTCTGCTTGCCCTTAACTATTCTACAAAGGTTTCGGCTAAGTACGATGTTCCAGTTCTTCACTTTGATAACGGAGAAATGAGCAAGGAAGAAGTAATTATGCGGCAGTGCGCTGCCCTTAGTCACGTTCCTGTTCACTTGCTTGAGAGCGGTCTCTGGCGTAAAGCTGGAGCGGAAACTGTTGATAAGGTCAGGGCTACTTGGAATCAAATCAAGAACTTAAAGTTTTATTATTATAATGTCGGTGGTATGACCACTGATCAAATGATCAATAATCTTAAGAGGTTTTACTACTCCAAGATTGGTCGCGGCAATCCCCTGATCTTCAGCTTTGACTACATCAAGCCCTCTGCTGATTCCGATAGTGGTAAGCCAGAATGGCAAGTCATTGGCGATATGTTGAACAAGTTCAAGAAGACTCTTCAGCGAGATATCGTTCAAGATCAGAAGCCTTGCATCACGATGTTCACTTCTGTTCAATCGAATCGAAGCGGTGTTACAACCAACAGAGCGGCAGACGCAATCAATGACGACGAAAGCATTGTATCAATGTCGGACCGCATCACTCACTACTGCTCTCATATGGCGATCCTTCGCCAAAAGACCGTTGACGAGCGGGCAGAAGAGGGTCAAGACTTTGGCACTCATAAATTAATTTTCGTTAAAAATCGATTCTTAGGATCTGACGTTGCTGGCGCTGTTGAGCCAGTCAGAATGCCAGACGGCACTTTGAAGCGTAATTTTATTAATCTTCGTTTTAACAACTTTGACGTTGAAGAGCGCGGCGATCTCCGCGATATTGTCCGAGCAATGGATACTGGCATCAGCCCACTTGAACAAAATAATGAACAGAACGATGTCCCAAACTTCAATTGATTCGTTTCAGCTGAAGACTTCGCTTGAGTCTTTGGGTTACAATCTTAAAGACTATGGAAGCTACTGGAGAACAAGAGCGCTTTATCGCGGCGGCGATAATGGTACAGCTGTAAAGATTTATAAGAACAGTGGGGTTTGGACAGACTATGCCGCCAATGGGTCCAAGAGCTATCCAATCCAAAAGCTAATTCAGCTTACTCTTAATACCAATGATCCTACGGTAATAAATAAGTATGTAAATACTTCGTCAGAAGTTATCATCCAATCAGAGCCAAAACAGAAAATAGAAATGGAAAAGATCTATCCAGAGTCGCTGCTTTCGAATCTTTTACCACATCTTGATTTTTACGAGAAGAAGGGCATATCAAAAGACACGCTTGATTTTTATAAATGTGGATATGCTACAGCCGGACAACTTTTCCGAAGGATTGTTTTTCCTATTTATAATTCAGTCGGGCAGATTCACGGATTTTCTGGACGAGCTATATTCTGGCAAAAGGATTCAGAGTTTCCAAAATGGAAACATCTAGGAAAGCGCGCCGATTGGATCTATCCTTTGAATATGAAGAGAAACTCTTCATATGAGGTTAAAGAGGCTATTGAAGCTAAGAGTTCTGTTATTATCGTTGAAAGCATTGGCGATAGTATGGCTCTTTTTGAGAATGGGTATAAGAATAATCTTGTAACATTTGGTCTTGGAATTTCATCCAAGTTATGCGCTACATTGGTCGCGCTCTCTCCAGAGAAGATCATTATTTCATCAAATAATGACGCAGAAGGTGACACTAACCACGGTTTGATTTCTGCCTGTAAGTCGTTCCTTCAGCTTTGCTCTATCTTCGACGCCTCAAAGATCGAGATTCGTCTACCGCTTAAAAATGATTTCTTTGATATGCACACCGCCAGAAACGAAGGCGAGTCCGATATCTTCTCTAACTGGGAAAATAAAAGCATAAATAAAGAACTCCAGATCAAAAAGATTCACGAAATTGCTATTGCCAATGGCTTTCCGCAGCTTCTGATTAGCCGAGCCAATAAACTCTTAGATCAAATTGTCTGATTCAAAACACACGGCCCTATCAGCTAGTAGGATAAAGACGCTTGAAAAATGCAGTTGGTCCTACTGGTGCAACTATGTCCTCAAGCTGCCAGACACCCCAAATGATGGAGCTAGCAGGGGAGATGTAGTACACCTTATTCTTGAGGTTCTTTCGCACCCAAGAAGAAAGAAATACGTAGATCAGATTCTGGAAAAAGGCGACATCTTCTGCATCAAGTCAGTTAAGTCGCTGACATTAAAGAGAGCCAGAAAGAATAAGGTTTCTGATCTAGATAATATTGAATCTATCAGGGAAATGACTCTTGTTGGGCTAAGCTACGACTTTTTTGGCAACGCTAAGAGAAAGCCTGTTCAAGATTGCAGCGAAAGAGAGTTTGATATCGTCGTTAACGAAGAGAACAAGAAGTACAGGATCAAAGGCTTTATTGACCGCTTCTTCGCTTATAAGGACAAAACGTCTGTAATTCGCGACTATAAGACCAGCAAAGCGGTATTTGCTGGTAAGGATGCTGAGGACAATATGCAGCATTTGATGTATACCTTGGCGTCAAAAAAGCTTGACCCAGAGCTTACTACCCGTGTTGAATTTTTATTCTTAAAGTTTGACGTTTCAAAGGGCGGCGATGGCCTGCTAAAGATGGATCATCTGACGGATGAGGATCTTCTCAGTTTTGAATACCAGCTTACTGAGGTGCAGAAGGTAGTCGATAATTTCTCGGAAGCTGACGCCTATTCAAACTTTGCCGCCGATAAGCCGATGCCTTCTGATGGCTCTTTTAGCGGTAAGCTGGCCTGTGGGTTTGCCAAGAAGAAGGGTGAATTAAAGAAGGATGGTAAGCCAAAGTGGCACTGTCCATATAAATTCAGTTTTAATTATTACGCTCTCAGGGACAAGGACAATAAGATTATCAAAACATTCTTTGAGGACGATAAAGAAGAGGCGTTTAAAATAGCAAAGGGTGGGCACAAAGTTACGAAAGAATACTACGCAGGGTGCCCGAAACACTTGACACGGGATTGAAATCCTGTAAGATAGTGGGCATGATCCCACTATTCAAGTCTAGCTTTTCTGTCGGGAAAAGCATTCTGACTCTGGCAGAACCAGAAAAGCAGAAGAAGGACGGACCAGACAGCATCATTCAGATTGCCATAGAAAACAATCTGAAGACTCTTCATTTAGTAGAAGATTCTCTTACGGGTTTTTTGACTGCGTTTAAAACCTGTGCGAAGCACGATATCCATCTTAGATTTGGTGTTAGAATGGATATCTGCAACTCTTATGAGTCAGTAGACTCATCAAAAAGTAAGCTCATTCTCTTTGCCAAGAATGACGCAGGATTTAAAAGTATTAGTAAAATCTTTACATTCGCCAACACGGAGAAGGATAGCATCATCTCAAACGATGATTTGGCTACTCGCCTTACTGATGATGTTTTGATCGCGGTGCCGTTTTACGACAGTTTCGTTTGGCAGAACTGGCAGTTCTTTAAGAACTGTATGCCTACTTTCCTTAAAGACTTCGATCATGTTTTCTTTACGGAAGATAACAAGCTTCCATTTGACCCTGTTATCGGTGAGTCGGTGAAATCGCTCACCCCAACTCCGATTATGGTCAAGTCTATTTATTATAAGAATAGAGAGGACTACGAGGCTTGGTTGACTTATAAGATTGCCTGCAACAGAAGAATGGGCAAGCATCAAACTCTCTCTGCGCCAGAAATCAATGGCTGCGCTAGCAAAGAGTTCTGTTTCCAATCTTGGAAGGAGATGTCGTGAATACCCTTTTAAAACAAAATCTTAATCAGAAGTTTGTAGTATTTGATACTGAGACCGAAGGCTTGTCTTTGACTGCTTCGCGCCCTTGGCAGCTATCTTGGATCGTTTGCCAAGGCGATAAGATCCTTGAGTCTCACGATGAGTTCGTTCTGTATCCTGATCTAAATGTATCGCCAGAAGCAGCTAGAATAACCGGCTTTAATCACGCCGATTACTTGTCTAAGGCCAAGGCTCCGCTTGAAGTATGGCAGACGTTCGCGCCTTATCTTTATGATAGCAACAACCTACTTGTAGGGCAAAATATCCTTAACTACGATATTTATATCTTAAACACGATGATGAATACAATCGGGATCAAGAACGATTGGAGTTTTTTGAGCCGATGTGTTGACACCCGTGCGTTGTCTACTGCAATGTTTAAAGGAATCCAGCCATCTGGCGACCTCTTGCCTTGGCAAATGAAGCTTATGAATTTTTACGAGAAGGGATTGAAGACCAGTCAAGGCTTTATGCTGAAGCACTTTGCCATAGATCACGATCCAAGCAAGCTGCACAACGCGCTTTACGATATCACAATGAATTATAAGATCTTCCGTAAGCTTATTATGGAGGTAAACGTATGACTGATTTTAATAGCAGTTTCCAGAAGTACGAGCATCCAGTTCCGCCCGGTGTTCGTCTCCCCGAAATCAAAATCGATACCCGCCACTACGAGAAGCTTGGCGTCTCATCTTCTGTTTCTAATTATGAATTCCTCCGTCAACTCTGCCTCAAGGCAGTCAAAGAAAAAGGGATCGACAAGCTTGACAATAAAAAAGAATATTATGAACGAGCAAAGTACGAGCTTTCAGTTTTTGAAGAACTGGGCTTCACTGACTATATCCTGCTTAATTGGGACATTCTTAATTATGCTCACGAGCATAGCATTCCTACTGGTTATGGGCGCGGCTCTGCTGCTGGCTCGCTTATTCTTTTTCTTATTGGCGTCACCAATGTAGATCCGATTAAGAACGGATTATTCTTTGAGCGATTCGTTTCAAAGAGCAGAGCTAAGAAGATTGTCGTTGATGGGGTAACTTATCTCGATGGATCTCTGATGCCTGACGTAGATAATGATATCGAGTTCTCGCGTCGTCAGGATGTAATCAATTACATTAAGACAAAGTATTCTGGCAAGACCTGTAAGATCTTGACGATGAATACATTGACTGGCAAACTCTGCATTAAGGAGTGCGGCAAGATTGTTGGCGAGATGAGCGAAGATGAGGTAAACGCTGTAAGCGACTCTATACCAAAACAGTTCGGTAAGGTCTTTGCGCTCAAAGATGCTTATGATGAGAGCGAAATCTTCAGGGCTTTTTGTAATAAAAACCCAAAGGTATTTAAGATTGCTAAGAAAATTGAGGGATTAAACAAGAATACTGGCGTTCACCCATCTGGCATCTCCATCTCCTTTTACAACAACGAGGATATCATGCCGCTCCAAAAGACCGGCGACGGTGAAATTGTATCTGGATATGATATGAACAACGTATCCGACATCACTGTCAAATTTGATATTTTGGGTCTGAGAACCCTATCTGTTGTATTCGATACTTGCCAAAGACTCGGGCTTGATTTTAAAACAGTTAATTTTGATCAGCCATCGACTTACGGATTCTTGCAAGATCTAAAGAATCCAAAAGGTCTGTTCCAGATCGAGGCCAATACCAACTTCCACGTTTGTAAAAAGGTTAAGCCAAGAAATATGCTTGAGCTTGCGTGCGTATTGTCGCTCGCTCGCCCCGGTGCTTTGGACTTCCTAGATCAGTACGCCAGATACATCGAAAGCGGTGAGTTCCAATCCGTCCACCCATTCTTTGACGACATCCTAAGTATTACTGGAGGTATTCCAATCTTCCAAGAACAGTTGATGAAGATGATCGTAAAGGTAGGGTTTACTCTTGATGAAGCTGAGACTGTGCGCCGAATCATTGGCAAGAAGAAGGTTAGCGAGATGCCAGCTTGGAAAGAGAAGATTACCAATAAGGTAAGAGAGAGTGGTCTTGATTCGCAAGTTGCAGAAGTGCTCTGGAAGGTGGCCGAAGACAGTGCGAATTATTCGTTCAATCTTTCTCACGCAGCTAGCTACGCAACACTTTCGGCGCTGACCGCGTTTTTAAAGTTTAATTATCCCAAGGAATTCTTCTTAGCCCTACTGAAGTCCTCCAGACATGAGCCAGATCCGCACGAAGAGATTGAGGCGGTGTCTCAGGAGCTTCCATTCTTTGGGATCAGACTTCTTGCTCCAGACTTGGTTAAGTCTAAGCCAGACTTTGAAATTGAAGGCGATAATATCCGCTTTGGACTCAATGCAATCAAAGGAGTATCTGACAAGATCCTATCCAAGCTACTTGAGTTTCGTCAGGGCGAGTTCTCAAACAAGATCGACTGCTTCGATGGCGCAAAAGAAGCTGGATTAAATATTGGTGTTCTTTCTGCACTGATTCAAGCTGGAACTCTATCTAGCTTTACAGAAAAGCGTTGCAGATTGGTGCTTGAAGCTCAGACTTATAATGCGCTTACTGACAGAGAAAAGAGAAATGTAAAACTTCTTGCGCCAAAATATGGGCACGATGTATTGACAACTATCTCAGAAGCGATGAAGAATAAGCAGACCGCAGATGATGGAAAGCTCCTAATGTCTGAAAAACGCTACAATACTTTTAAAAATAAGTACGAGCCATTTAAACGTATTTATGAAATGAATAAAAAATACGAGAAGTTCGCTAATTGGTTCTTTGAAAAGCGTCTTCTTGGCTACAGCTACACCTACAAGCTGAAGGAAGTATTCCAAGATACTGATTCTGATGCACTGCTTACCAGCTACGAAGTACTGCAATCAGAGCCTAGACAGGCAGTCAAGATGGTTGGGATTGTTAAAGAAGCGCGAAAGAAGACTAGCAGAAACGGTAACAACTATCTGTTTATTAAGCTTTCTGATGAATATGGTCAGATCTCCTGCCGGTTGATGGATGGTCGCCAAGATAATATGACAAGGTATTATGAAGGTGAAGGCCGCACACCAAAGGAAGATGAGATTGTTATTGTGTACGGAAATAAGTCTGAGGACTCTATATTTTTAAATACACTATCAATCTTGAACGAGAAAATTTATACTAAGCTTTCCGATTTAGAATCTTAAAAAGTGTAAATGAATAGAGTGCAAGAAATCAATTTCACTCCAAAGGCCAAAAGAGTCTTAGATGTTGCTAAACAGGCTTGCATAGAAAAGAAAATCGCTGAAATCAGCGATGACTTCCTCTTTTATGCTGTGCTGAAATCAGAGTCGATGATCGTTAATTCGGCTTTTGTCGAGATTAAGATCTCTCCTCAAGAGCTTGCAGAGCTTGTTTGGAAAGCGTTGCCATCTATCGTCAAAGGTGCCGCAAAGGAAAATGTTGAATTTACAACTACTGCAAGCAAAATTATTAACGAATCTTTAACATACTCCAAGCAATATAATCAAAACTATACTGGAGTAGAGCATATTTTCCGCTCTGCACTTACTCATTCGCCATTTATTAAAAAGTTTTTTAAGAAAAATGGCATCGACATTGGATTTATTGTCCAAAAAATTGACTCTGGGTGTAAGAATATCTCTAACCCAAAGAAGAAAGCTCCGACATCTGCGCCAGCTTCAGACTCAAGTTTAAAGTCAGTAGCGATTAAAAATTATTGCATAAACTATAACGAGAAGGCTATGAAGGGCGACTTTGACCTTATTTGTTTCAGAGAAAAGGAAGTGGCGCAAATGTCTGAGATTCTTTGTCGCAAGCAGAAGAAAAATCCAATTATTGTTGGAGAAGCGGGCGTAGGAAAAAGCGCAGTTGTAGGCTTACTAGCAAAAAATATTGTGTCCGGTGATTGCACAGAGTTTCTTTTAGGTAAAATAGTTTTACAGCTAGATATGACCGCGCTTGTTTCTGGAACTAATCTTCGCGGCCAATTTGAAGAGCGTCTGCATAAGATTCTTAATGAAGTAAAGGCGCAAAAGAATATTATTTTGTTTATTGACGAGATTCATACAATTAGTGGAACTGGCAATGACGAAGGCTCTCTTGATGCTTCCAATATTTTAAAGCCGTACCTTGCTGGTGACGAGATTAGCTGTATCGGAGCAACAACTCAGAAAGAATACGAGAAGTATTTCCAGAATGATTCCGCGATGAATCGCCGCTTTGAGCCGTTATTTATTAAGGAGCCTTCAAAAGAAGATACTTTAAAAATACTTAAAAACATCAAGCAGCATTATGAAGCTTTTCACGCTGTATCTTATCCAGATAGTATTCTAGAGGGCGTTGTTGATCTTTGTGCTAAGTATATTACAAACAGAAGATTCCCAGATAAGGCTATCGACCTTATGGATCACGTTGGCTCAAAGTCTAAAATAAAGGTATATGCCAGACCCTTATTCTTTAAGGATTTGGAAAAGAAAATTGCCGAAACATCAGAAGACGACGATATCACTTTCGTATTAAAAGAATACGAAGATAAGTATAATCACTGGTTTTCTTCTATGAAGCAGTCAAGCAAGAGTGTTACAAAACAAGATCTTTACGCTGCGCTTTCCGATAAGATCGGAGTCTTTATTGATTCCAACGTATCTGATTCAAAGTTTAAGAACATCTTCGCGAACTTGCAGAAGCACGTATTTGGTCAAGATGAGGCGCTGAAGAAGATATCGAATTGTGTCGTTCGTTCATCTTTTGGCTTATCTTCACCCAACCGCCCCCTTGGTAGCTTTATGTTTCTTGGACCAACGGGTTCAGGTAAGACTTATCTGGCTAAGACTTTAGCTATGGAAGCTTTCGGTAGCGAAGCTAGTTTAGTCAGATTAGATATGTCAGAGTATATGGAGCAAAGCTCTGTGACGAAGCTTCTTGGATCAGCGCCCGGCTACATTGGATTTGGCGAATCTAATGTTCTTTCTGAACAGCTTCAGAAGTTCCCGTCGAGCGTATTCCTTTTTGACGAGATCGAAAAAGCGCATCCAGATGTTATTAATGTTTTGCTTCAGATAATGGATAACGGCCAACTTACAACATCAGTTGGGCGTAAACTTGATTTTAAAAACTCAATCATTATCTTAACAGGCAATATAGGCTTTCAATTTGGAGACAGCAAGAAAATGGGGTTCTTTCAGTCGCCTGCCGAAGTTCTTACTAAAGACGCTATTAAGCAAAGTCTTCAGAAGTTTTTCCGCCCAGAATTTTTAGCCAGATTAAATGATGTTGTGGTATTTAACTCCTTGCCGGACGAGGCTTTACGTAAGATTGCTGAGAAAGAAGTGTCTAAAATAAAAGACAGCCTAAAAGAAAAGAATGTTAGTTTTATAGTAACAGAACATCTATATTCCTTAGTTGTTGCGGAAACAAAGAACTCTAACGACGGCGCTAGAAAAGTTATCTTTTTTGTTGAGAATGAATTAAAAACAAAGATCGTTGACGTTTTGGCGTCAGGTTCTTATAATCATATTGCAGTCTCAGTAGAAAACGGGGCTATCAAGGTTGATGGAAAATCAAAAAAACTTCGTTCAGCACGTAATACAGAACAACGACATTCTCCCAATCGAGAAGGAGATGCTTGATGATATTAAGCGTTTAATAGAATTAAAACTTGGCACAGAAATAAGTAATTTAGAAAAAAGGTCTTCAGAGGTTTTATATGACTCCTACATAGGAGTAAGTGGTAAAAAGCCGCTTTTAATAAAAGTTAATTTATCTCCAGAATTGCCAAACTTCTGGAAAGAGTTAGCTGAGCATAATTTTTCCTTTCATCCTAAAATTATCTCTTCTTCAAAAGAAGATGAATTAAATAAATATCTTTGCTTTGAGCTTCCACAAGGGGTTTTCGTCTCTGATATATCAAACTATCCATTAAGCTCAAAACTAAATTTTATTAATTTATTTGCAAGAGATATTAAAAAAATACACAAAGTTAAAATAAAAAATGAAGATGAAACCGTGAAGATTTTTAACGGAATGTGTCCGTTTGAAGCTTCAATGATTTACGATCCGTTCCCAGTTGCTCAGTTGATAGGCTCTCTGAGATCTCTTTTCAGAACTATTTATAAATCAAATATTGATGATTGTGGTCTGTGTCATTTCGACCTGTCGCCAGAAAATATTATTTACTCAAATAAAGAATTTAAATTTATAAATTTTGAATACGCCGCTAATGCGAATATTTATATTGATATGTGGACAGCGCGTGAAACAATGAACGCCTCTGATGAAGGATTTGCAAGTTTTATAAACTCATACGAAATAGATAAAACAAAACTTCATAGCTATAGACAGGCTGCTGATATTTTTATATTCGCTTATTTCAATTCAAAAATAATTGCAGAGTATATGACGTTTGGAGTAAGGAACCATATCAAGCTAAGATACTGGATAAATAAATCACAATCTTATTACAATAAACTAAGCCATAAGCTTTTTGTTGAAAAAAAACTTGATAATAGCATACAGAAGTTCTATAATCTTTGGAAATAGAAACTATGAACACTAAGAACAATCGCGCAATCAATACGATTCAAAATACCGCAGGCCGCTTTTTCGGCCTTGAAACAGCGACTGAGACTATTAACGCTCGACTAGTAGAGTTTGGCGCTTCGCTTATTACTGTCGAGGACCGCAATTCTGGCCGCAATCGCCGCTTTGCAAAGAGCGAAGTTACGGCTGTCACTTTTCAAGGTCGAAGAATCACCGCTCGCTAACTTTAAATACTAAATAAACCAAGGCTGAACGCAAGTTCAGCCTTTCTTTTTTAGTGTAAATATAAGTATATGCCAATCCCAACTCCTAAGAAAAATCAAGAGGAAGACGATTTTATTTCTTCCTGCATGGGCTCAGAGACAATGAACAAAGAATATCCTAATCAAAAGCAGCGCGCTGCGATTTGCTATTCTCAGTACCGCCGCAAGAAGAAAAAGGCTCAAGGCTCAATGGATGAAACTAAGTGGGATGAGGGTGATGTTTCTCGCGTAATTATCGAATAAAAGTTCTTTAAATCAGAACCGGCGCATTTATCATCGTTAAACTGATGATTTATGCGCCTTAATTTTTATAAACCAAACAAGTCGAATACAGGGACAGCGGTATCTTTCAACGTCTCTTACAAGGACAAGGATCAGGCAAAGGGAGAAGCGCCAGATCTTTACGTTAGCTTCGTTAAGCAAGCTGGTTGGAACGATCAGACTAGAAAAGGCTCATTCTCAGAGAACGCCAAAAATCCAGAAAAGACTGCGGCGCTTAAACTAAACGAAACAGAGGCGGCGTCAATCATCCGTTCAGTCCGATGCTGTTCTAAGTTTTCTACGGTTCACGCTTATCAGGGCTCAACAACATCAATTATGTTTGGGCCGTATCAGAAAAAGAGCGGCGAAGATGCTTTTTCATTTAGTATCAAGAAGGGCGAACAGTCTTTCCTAATTGGATTTGAGCTTGGTGAAGCTGAGCTTATCGCCCAGTTTATGGAAAACTATCTTCGTGTTTTCTTTGAGCATTCAGTATGAAAAAAACCGTAGTTCTCCACAGTAACCATAGCAGAGTCTTCACTGGCTTTGGCAAGAACATGAGGAACGTTCTTCGCTATTTGCATAAGACCGGCAAGTATAATCTTGTTGAGTTTGCTAACGCCAAAACCAAGGATGCTGACGAACTAAAAACACTACCTTGGAGAGCTTACGGAACGCTACCAGATAATGCAAAAATGCAGTCTCTCGGTGGAGATCAGAATAAAATTAGAACGGCTGCATACGGTTTATTTGAGATTGATCAGTTACTTAGTGAAGTAAAGCCGGATTTTTATATCGGCGTAGAGGATATCTGGGCTTTATCTCCTTTAGTTGATAAAAAATGGTGGAATAACAATTGCATGATTTGGACTACATTAGATTCGTTACCTATATACCCAGATGCTTTAAGGATTATTCCAAAAGTTAAGCACTATTATGCTTGGGCCTCTTTTGTTTCTAAAGAGGTCAAGCGTCTTGGATATGAGGACGGGGCGATCAAAACATTAAGAGGTGCAGGAGAAACTTCTGCTTTTTACAGACTTAGTGATGAAAATCGCGCTGCTCTACGAAAAGAGTTTAACCTTTCGGACGAGTTTATTATTGGCTTCGTTTTCCGAAACCAGCTTCGAAAGAGTGTTCCAAATCTTCTCCAAGGTTTTAAAATCTTCAAAGATAAAAATCCTAAAGTAAAAGCAAAGCTCTTGCTTCACACTCATTGGTCGGAAGGTTGGGATATTCCTCGATTAATTAAAGACGCTGGAATTGAAAATTCAGATGTTCTTACAACTTACTTCTGCAAAAGCTGTAAGCAGTTTGAGGTAAAATCATTCGCTGGACAAAAAATTGATTGCAGATACTGCGGAGCAAAAGGAACGGTAGAGACTACAAATATTACTGAGGGAGTTTCAGAAGCTCAGCTTAACGAAGTTTATAACCTGATGGATGTTTATTGTCACCCTTTCACAAGCGGTGGGCAAGAAATTCCTATTACAGAAGCTAAGCTTACAGAGCTTGTAACTTTGGTAACTAATTATTCTTGTGGCGAAGATTTTTGCACAGAAGAAAGCGGGGGCGTTTCCCTAAACTGGAAACCTTATTACGAACCAGGTAGTAATTTTATCAAAGCTACTACTCTTCCAGAATCAATTGCTGAAAAGCTGGAAAGAGTCTATAAAATGAGTCCCGCTAAACTAGCCGAGATGGGCAAGATTGGTAGACAATTTGTAATTGATAATCTTTCTGCTGAGATTATCGGCAAGCAGATTGAAAAAATTATTGACGATGCTCCAAAAATTGAATGGGATTTTAATACTTCTTTCATTCCTCGCGACCCAAACTACAAGGGGAAGGATGATCTTCAGAACTTAGAATGGGTTATCGATCTATATGCTAATATTTTAAAAGTAAAGGTCGAAGCAAATGACGATGGAGTAAAAAGCTGGCTTAGTCAATTAAATAATGGAATTCCTCGTCAGCAAATTTTAAATTATTTCAGAAGCGTTGCCGTCAAAGAGAATCAAGAAAATGTTAAAATTGAATTTTCGGACATACTGAATAAAGACGACAAAGGCAGAAGAATTTTATTTGTAATGCCAGAGAGCGCTGGTGACGTATTTATTTCTACTTCTTTATTGCCATCAATCAAGAAGCTTTATCCAAACTTTAATATTTATTTTGCCACCAAGGCTGAATATTTAAATATCTTAGAGGGCAATCCTTTCATTCATAAGGCAATTGTCTTCAGCCCTTTTATGGAGAATCTGCTGACAATGGAAGGACACGGCGCTTATGAAGGCTACTTTAACCTTGCTTTTCTACCTCATTTTGGCACCCAAAAGCTTTTTGATTACCAGCATAATGGAGCCGATCTTATCGAACTAAATCTATATTCCGAAAATGCACATTCTTGAGCGCTATGCCCTTTCTTGTGGAGTTAAAATAGACAAGCCGTTTATTTTAGAGCAGTATTATCCAGTATCCCTAGATAAATATATTGTTTTTCAAACCAGCGGCAAGGGAAACTCCAGACAGTACGATTACTGGTTAAAGGTATTCCAATATATCAAAGAATACACAACAGATTATAAGATTGTTCATGTAGGTATTGAAAGCGACCAGTCTGTCGCAGGAATAGATCTTGATCTCAGGGGTAAGACAAGTATCAGACAGCTTGCATATCTCATTAAAAACAGTTCCTTGTATTTAGGAATCGATAGTTTATCGACCCACTTGGCAGGACATTACGACAAGAAGATCGTCGCCCTATATTCTTATTGTTATGCCCAGAACTGCTTCCCAGTTTGGGGCAACAGACAGAATCGCTCGCTTATTGAAGTTGATTGGGCAGAGCATGGCAAGCCTTCGTTTTCTTTAACCGAAAAGAAAAAAAATATCAATACTATTAAACCCGAGGCTGTTGCCAAGGCAGTTTTGGATCATCTTGATGTTCCCAATGATCTAGATCTTGTTAAGACTCTTTTTATTGGCCCCGAGTATCGAAACCCAACGATTGAAGTCATCCCAGATTCAAACAGTTATCCAATTTTTATTAAGGATAAAGTTTGCAACGTAAGAATGGACTATCACTTTAGTGAAGACAACCTTTTACGTTTAGCTAGTATTTGTAAAGTAAATATAGTCACTGCAAAAGAGATTAATATTAATATTTTAAATTCAATTAAGGCAAAGATTTGCGGACTGAATGTCGTAGCCAGCGATCAAATCTCAGAGGATTTTTTGATAAAAGTTAAAAGCTTGGGAATAAAATTAAATCTATCCGCGCCATTTAACGATAATTGGTCATCTTTATGCGAGAAATTTTTTGATTTTAAATTAGATAAAGACGAAGTAATTACGAAGTCTAGAATTAAAAACGTATCAGATATTGACGAGTCTTGTAATTTTAATTCTGAAAAGATTATTTTTTCAGAAGGAAAGGTCTATTCATGCAAACTTTTTTGGGAAAAGAAGCAGCCAAAGCTTGACAGATGCGCAAAAGTAGTAGACGATCAGGCATTCTGGCAAGAATCAGATTATTTCTATATTTACAAAGATGAGCGACCAAACCTTTAACAAATCCACTCTTCGCGATAGTCGCGGTTTTCTTTCAAATGTTAACTACATTCTTAATAAGGATGGAACAGTTAACTGGCGTGCAATGGTTAACCCCGCTCACCTGTATCCTAACAAGGATTGGTTTGAACGCAGAAACCGCCCTGTCCCAGAAGCCTACACGCCAGACTTGAGAGACGAACAGCTTCTTATCAAGCTTGGAGGAATTAAGGAAGTGGCTAAGCTTCGCGGCTACAACAGAATCACCTTTGCTTTCCCAAAGCTAGAAAAAGATTATGTGGTCGCTACTTGCACAATCGACTGGATGACTAATCAAGAATCCACGAATCCGATAGCTGGAGAAGACGCTTGGGAGTCCCTAAGCACAATGGATGTTGCTAATGCGACTTATGATAATACTGACGGCTTTGGTCAAAAGTTCCTTGAGACAATCGCCGCAAACCGCGCTTTTGTCCGTACTGTTCGCAACTTCCTTGGTATTCATATCGTAGGTGAAGATGAAATTTCAAAGAAGCCGATAGCCGCTGCATCTTCAAGTAATAGCGATGTTTCTCCTCAAGCTATTCTTGAAAAGAAGTTTGCTGCTAGCAACGCCGAAGGTTCAGAGTTTTCTGATTTTAAGAGTTGGTTGCGCCAACTTTGGGTCGAAGAGACCTATCGCAATGAAGACGCTAAAAATTGGAAGAGCTGGTCTGACGTTCCCGCAAAAGAAGCCCGTGTGCTAATCAAGCAGTTGGCAAATGGTTAAAAGAATCACCACAATTTCCGAGTTAAAAACTCTTTCTTCAGAAATGAAGAAAGAGGCAGATACAATTGCTAAGATTATAAAAAACCAAAAACATGTTTTTGGTGAGTGGAACATTGATCATATTCATGATCAGGTTCTTTCTTCCTTTATATTAAATAAAGATAAATCAGTTATTGTCGCCTACTATAAAGATGATAAGCCCGCTTCAGTTTTTACTGGTTTAATTGCAAAAGACTTTTCTTGTAATAAAATTGGGCTTTTTGAGACTCATTGGTTTACGGTCAGGCCAACCATGTTTGGCGGAATTCGTATACTGCAAGAAGTCGAAAAAATTATTTTAGAAAAAAATATTGACTTTCTGTCAATGACTTATATGTGTAACGGTGGAGATCCAAGAATTCAGGGATTTTATATGAATAATGGATTTCGCTTGAATACACTTTCTTTTATCAAGAGCTATAAATAACTCTTGTTAAGAGTTTTTAGTTCCCATCTTTAATGTTTGATATGTAAAATATCTTACCTATTTTTACTTTCTATGAAAAAGCAAATGACTGTTAAGAAGAGAAGCGGCGAAATGGAAAAGTTTGACGCTGATAAAATTAATAAAGTTTTAGCTTGGGCCTGTCAGGGTATTCAAGACACTTCCTTTGAAGAGGTTGGCATGAACGCCAACTTGTCTTTCTTTGACGGCATTTCGTCAAAGGACATTCATAATACCATGATCGAAGCCGCAGCTAATTTGATCTCCGAGGAAAAGCCTCAGTATCAATATGTTGCATCGCGCCTTTTGAGCTATCATCTTCGCAAGGAAGTTTGGGGCGGAAAGAACGCACCCAAGCTGATTGACTTTGTAAAAGATAATATTAAAAATAAGGTCTACGATCCAGATATTTTAAATTGGTTTGACGAACGCGAATGGCATAAGCTGGACGAAGCTCTCAAGCACGACCGCGATTTTAATTTTACCTACGCTGGCATCAAGCAGCTTTGCGAGAAGTATCTGGTTCAAAATAGAACCACAAAGAAGCTTTATGAGACACCGCAGTTCGCTTATATGCTGATTGCAATGACCTTGTTCAAGGACTATAAGGGCGAGCGAATTAATTATATTAAAAAGGCTTATAACTACTTTAGCTTACATAAGATTAACTTGCCAACTCCGATTATGGCGGGAGTCAGAACCACTCTGAAGTCTTATGCTTCTTGCGCCTTGTTTACGGTTGAAGATACTCTTGAGTCTATCTTCGCTAATAATAGCGCGATTGGCTTTGCAACTGGTAACCGTTACGGCATTGGTATCAATGCTAGTCGTATCCGCGCCGTAAATTCTCCTGTCAAGGGTGGGATGGTCAGCCATACTGGACCCATTCCTTTCTTGAAGATGTTTGAGTCAACCGTAAAGTCCTGCCATCAGAACGGCATTCGCGGCGGTTCTGCTACCATTAATGTCGCTTGGTTCCACCACAATATTGATGATATTCTTGTTCTGAAGAATAATGCTGGTACAGATGATAACCGCGTTCGCAAGCTCGACTACTGCATTGGATTTGATCGTGTATTTTATGATCGTCTAATCAAGAATGAGACCGTCACTTTGTTTTCATATCACGAAGTTCCAGAGCTTTGGAACAGTTTCGGAATGCCCGAGTTCAAGGAGCTTTATGAGGCTGCTGAAAAGAAGAAGGATCTGAAGTTCAAGAAGACGATGAATGCGCGTGAACTTTTCTACCTTTTCTCTAAGGAGAGAGTTGAGACTGGCCGCATTTACTTGATGAACGTCGATCATGCAAACTCTCACGGTTCTTGGAAGGCGCAAGTTGACACCAGCAATCTTTGCCTTGAGGTTAATCATCCGCTGAAGGCGATCAAAGATCTCAACGACCCTAATGGTGAGATCGGCGTCTGCATTCTCTCTGCGGTTAATCTTCTTGAAGTAGATGGCGACGAGATGGAGCCAGTATGTGAGATCATCGTGCGAATGTTAGACTCTCTGATTGATCATCAGAACTACTTTGTTCCTGCCGCAGCTAACTTCGCTAAGAATCGCCGCAGTCTTGGCGTAGGCGTCACTAACCTTGCTGGTTATCTTGCTGATCTTGGTGTAAAGTACAGCGACAAGAATGCTGCTAATGAAGCCGCAAAGATTATGGAGCTTGTAAGCTTCAATCTGATCAAGGCTTCTGTTAAAATGGCAGAGGAGTTTGGCCCCTGCAAGCTGTTCTCGGAAACTAAGTTTGCTGATGGAGTTCTGCCAATCGATACTTACTGCAAGAATATCGATGAGTTTGTGACCGAGAAGTTACATTGTGATTGGGAAGGTCTCCGCAAGGATATCAAGAAGCATGGAATGCGTCACAGTACTTTAACCGCGCTTATGCCGGTCGAAAGCAGTTCTGTTATCCAGTCTTCTACCAATGGCATCGAGCCTCCCCGCTCCCTGATCTCCTATAAGCGTTCAAAGGCTGGCGTTATTCCAGTTGTTGTTCCTCATATGAAAAAGAACAAGAATAACTACACCCTTGCTTTTGAAATGCCGAATAACTCTGGCTACCTCAAGGTTGTCGCTGCTCTTCAGAAGTTTGTCGATATGAGTATTTCGACCAACCTTTACTACAATACTACCCGTTATACCAATAAAATTCCAAGTCAAGGAGAGCTTGTTGGCGACTTAATGCTTGCCTACAAGTATGGTATTAAAAATCTTTATTACACAAATACATTTGACGGCGACACTCAGACGGCACTGAATACAACTAAACAAGAACCCAAGCAAGAAACTCGATCAGAAGAAGCTCAAGATGACTCTCAGGGCTGCGCTGGTGGAGCTTGCACTCTATAAAAATGAAAACCGTACTTAACACAGTCAACCTCGATTCCCTTAAACAGCCTCTCTTCCTTGGTGAAGACTTGGCGATTCAGCGGTATGACCGACTGAAGTACCCCAAGTTTTACGAACTGTACGACCAGCAGATTAACTTCTTCTGGCGTCCACAGGAAGTGAATCTTACCAAGGATGCGGCAGATTACAAGACACTCTCTCCCGAAGAGAAATTCGTCTTTGATAGCAATCTGCGCTTCCAGACAATGACCGATTCGATGCTCAGTCGCAGCATCAACTCTCTGTCCAAATATGTAAGCAATCCAGAGCTTGAGATTTGTATGAATGTCTGGTCGTTCTTTGAGACTGTTCATAGCAATAGCTATACCTACATTCTGCAAAACGTCCATCCAGACGCTACCAAGTTCTTTGATTCAATCTTGGAGGATAAGGAGATTGTTAAACGGGCGCAGGCTATTTCCAATCGCTATGACGCCTTGTTAAATACCAAGAGCGATGATCCTCGCCAGCAGATATTTGAGGCGCTGCTCGCTACTCAGATCACAGAAGGCGTCACGTTCTATGTGTCGTTTGCCTGCTCATTCTACTTTGGTTATCGCGGAAAGATGGAAGGTAATGCTAAAATCATCAACCTAATCTCCCGAGATGAGAATCTTCACGTTGCTATCAGCCATAATATCCTAAAGATTCTGCGCGATCAACCAAAGGAAGGCTTCCAAGATATTGTCAAGAAGAATGAAGATCGCATCTATGAAGCTTACAAGATGGCAGTTGAGTCAGAAAAGGAGTGGGCTGATTATCTATTCTCCAAGGGGAATCTTGTTGGCCTTACTTCTGATTCACTCAAGCATTATGTAGAATGGCTTGCAGATAATCGTCTGACATCAATGGGTTATAAAAGAATTTATAATACTAAGTCTAATCCGCTCGCTGGCTGGCTGGACAGCTTCTACGACAGTAAGAAAATTCAAGTTGCTCCACAAGAAACTGAAATTTCTTCTTATGTTAAAGGTGTCGATAGCAATATCGACGAGTCAGTATTCAATATTAAGTTTTAATTATCTTTCAAGATAAAGTGCAGCACCTCTAGGATCATACCACTGATCATCCGCCCTGATGATATCGCTTCTTTCACCGGGGCGGATTACTGAAATTTGCTGACCGTCAGCATCTTCAACATATATATCTTTATCTCCTCTATTGATAATTGTGGCGGTTGAGCCTTGTATAACGTCCGCTGGTAATCTGTAGGTTGAATCGGTTGCTGTATCAGCAATAATAGTTGAGTTTAAATCCTCTTCTCCCAAGGGAATTTGTATTTCAACTCTTTTTACTTTACCGCCTGTACCAGTAACGGCTGCTCCATTATAAATAAATTGGATTCCTACGGCTGGTGTTGTATCGCAGCCTATATCTGTCCAGTTTTTTGTGCTGCCAAGATCAAGAATTTGATACTTATGGCCTCTTGTCAAACTAGCAGTGGTAGGTTCAAATTCAGCGTCTTCGTTTCTCCCTCCATTTAATGTAGTTACTGAAACTGGTAATTGGGGTCTTTCAATTGGTTGATGCTCTAAATATCCACTTACCACATCAGACATTTGCCCCGGACCAAAATCATCCCAAGGAACAAATCTAAAATAATAATAAATACCTGTCTGAAGATCATTTGAAATTCTAATTTCATTGAGATATGATCTAGTTTTATATAGGCTATGATATCTGTATAGATTTGTATTATTTGCAGTATCAGGCTCAAAAGCTCCTGATAATCCAGTGTATATATCAATAGACCACACATCTTTATTTGAGAAAGAAGAGTAGCAATTAAATATTAATTCTCCCTTTGAAACTTCTTCTGTCAAAACAGTAAAGGTAACGCCCGAAAATCCAGTTTTTGAAGAATCGGTTATAGCGCTTAAATCTGCGAAACCAATAGGGTTTCCTATTGTTTTAGGAATTTCTCTTCCTTCATTTGATCCATATTCTTCATAGTGTCCAGAACCCCAAACTTCTATTGGTATAGCTTTATCTACATATTTTATGTAGTGCTCGTTTAAGTCAGAATAAGAATAAACATAGGCTCTATAATCATTTTCTCCACCGCCTCTGTATGTAATATTAATTCCAGTTTTAAAGGTTGCTCCATTTTTGTACGTAGCGTGTTTAAATGCTCCAGAAATATCTTGAAATAAAATTTCTCGATCATTATCTTCGCTTCTTAATAAAGCTCCATTTTCATAATTTCTTAGCCCAGAACCCAAGATTCCGTCAACTCCGCTACCCCAAAAAGCGAGACCAGTTCCATATTTATTACCATAATATCCAGATAATATGAAATAAGGAGAATCTTGATAAGAATCAATAACATCTATTCTAGAGTAAGATGGCTTAACATTATAAGCCATAAAAACTCCAGTTTTAGTTTTTAAAGTGTTATCGGTTACAACTACTCTGAGACCCAAGTTTCTTGATGGCTCTACATTTTTCCAATCAACGGCCTCTCTACTAGTAAGCCGTTTATTTTGTTCTTCAGTAATTGTATAAGAAAATCTGTCGTAAGACTGTATCAGTTCTGTGAGAGGTTGAGACGCCTCATCTAAAACTTGGACTGATATTTTAGGAGGCAGATCAACAAATGGATTTTGTAACATTCTTTCGACTGAATCAATAACTCCTCCAGTTGGATCGATATATTTCCATCTGAAAGTTAAATTTTTTGAAGTAAAATTTCCATTACCTATGCCGACAACGCCGACGCTAGGAACATCATACACTCCATATGTTAAACTATTAGTGTCGGCAGTATTAATTGTAAAACCTGTTGGAATTGTTGAAGTTATTGCGAAAAATCCTCCCGCGCCTAATCCGCTAAGAGTTGCGGCGGGCAAAACCATTACTCCAGTTTGACCAGGAGCATCTGATAAAAATTTATACAAGGTTCCTTGTGCGTAGACACTTATGTCGTATTGGCCCCAAATTTGCTTGATTGGAATAGCCAATGAGGTTACATTTGAAGCGGTTGTATAAGGCTCAGATATAGAATCGCCTTCAGCTGGGGTTGAGTAATCTGGCCTTGAAACATAAACTTTATATCCTGCAATTGGACTTGCACTTGCAGACCAAGAAATATTTAAACCAGTTGGAACCGCTCCGCTGTATGCGAGGCCAGTAGACAGAATAGTTACCCCGCTCGGCTTTATTACGATGTCATAGGGAGACTGCACGTAAATCGATGGCGATGTATTTAAAATATCTTTTTCAATAAAATCTTCCTTATTTGGCAGATATTTTAAAGCTGCAACAGAATACAAATTAGCTTCTTCTTCTTTTATAGCTATTGTTTTATAAAGCTCTGGCTCTACGCCCGAGCCGCTTAAAACATATAAGGTTCCATATTGGATTTTTTCTAAATCTTTCGGGCTAGTATCAATTACTGCTTCATAAAATCCTTTTGGAAAACCAGTTCCATAAACTAGTCCACTATATCCTAAACCACTAGATTCTGGTAAATTGGCTATATCTGTTTGACCAAGTGAGCCATCTCCAATATACACATCAATTCCAATTGAATTAAATGCTCCAGATATGTGAGCGGCTGTTAAAGTTTGATTTGTATAAATTTTACTATTTCCATAAAAATCTTTGGGAAAGCCGACAGTAGAATAACCTTCGTTATTTCCTATTCTCCACTTAGAAGCAGTAGAGTAAAAACTTACGGTTACGTTATTCGCTGTTGCAGTTGGAGCGTTGCTTATAGAGACAGTTACTGGGCTCGTTCCTATATTTGTTACAATAGAATCTTTTGGTATTCCAGCGCCCTCTACAATCATTCCTAGAGAAATTCCAGCAACCTCTGAAGAATTTTGTGTTGTTAATCCTAGATTTTTATTGCCTGCTTCGATATCGCATTGTCTTAAAATAGGAGCCGTATAATCTGCGGCGAAACCTGTAGAAGATTGTTCATGCGTTCTGACACACACATATGGTACAGAAACTCCATTTGTTGTTACTTTTATTTTGTTTCCTGCTTTGTAATATCTAGACGCCTGCCACTCATCAAAAACAGAAGGCTGTCTGTTTCCAACGTCAGCCTGCACGATAGTATAAAACGGTCTTAGTTTTGAATAAGCTAATAAATCTCTATATGTAAATTTAATTTTACCACTTTCAGATAATCCCTTTGAAGCTCTTTCTACAATTCGGTAGCCTCCTTTTATAAAAGCCGCCGCATATCCAAAACTTGAAGAAGACGCTGAAATATCATCTCCTATTTGATATATCTCTGTTGCAGCTGCCCCTGTAGACCAAATGCTGTTTGGAGAAAAAGTATTACTAATTTGATTTCCTTTTGTATATACGATAAGCGCATCTCCCGCATCAGCGTCTGTATGAACAGAGCTTGTCCAAAATTCATTTAAGTTTGAAAGAGTTCCCGAGGCTTCAACTTGTCCAGCTGAAGAGAGTCTAAACATTCTAATCTCATTAGAGCTTGAAACTCCAACTAAAGAATTATTTATCTTTAAAGAACTATTTGAGGAAGAAGCAAATTCAATATCTGCCGTCCAGTTTTGGACCCAATCAACTATCTGTCCAGATCCAGCCGATCCAGAGAACGTTATGTCTATATCTTCAGAAGAAAAAACCCCCGAAATATCTTCAAATGATACTGAGTCCCATTTAGGATTTCCTTCTATTACCGTCTGGTTTGGAAATATATAATTTATTCCCGTTAATACAGTCTCTCCAGTTATAACACCTCCACCAGAAATTCTTCCAACAACTGGATAGATATCTGTTTTTGCCGAGACTGCGAGAAAATCACCTGTTACCGTTATCGTCGCTCCATAACTATCATCTTCATCTTGTACATTAGCAATGTTAAACTTTCTTGCTTGATTTTGCCTTCTCGCTCTGATTTGTCCAAGTTTGCCAGTAAAATTTCCGTCTGACCCTGTAAAATTATTTAAATCAGAAATAGAATAGCTTCCAGATGGAATATGAAGATAAATACCAGAATCTAGTCCATTTACGAACTCTCCATCAATTTTGATTTCGTTATTATTTATTTCTAACACTCTTCCAAATGTTCTACCAACGTTTCTGACCTCATCACTTATTGCAAAAATATCTCCAGGTTGAAGATAAACCGCTTCAAGACCAGCGGTAAATGATACCGTATCTGATTCAAACATTGATCCGCACAAGACATATCTGCCAATTCTTCTAGCTTCTGATCTTGAAGTGCATCCAGCAGCCATAATCCTAAATGGATTTAGACCGTATTTTCTAATGCCGTCTTGATCTTCTATCAATTCAATTTTAGCTTTAAAATTATCAAACCTGTCATTATAAACTACTTCTACGCTTGTATAGCGCTTATTTTTTGCAACTTCGCTATAACTAAATACACCATCTTTTACATTAGCATTTCCAAAGTACATTATTGGATCTTTCGGTCTGTCAGCAAAAAACGAAAAACCTTCAGTATTCCAGTATATTATTCCTTTAAAAATTGCTGCCATTTCCTGAACAACTTTAAAGGCTTCGTCTTTATTATAAAAAATAATATTGCAAGTATATCTTGGCTCAAGACCACCCTTGCCATCTGGTACGCCTGCAAATTTTCCATTATCGTCTACAGCGTCGCAATATCTTGCGATATCGTAAAGCGTCCATTTATCTATTGAGTATATATCTATATAATTACCCAACCCATAATTAGTATCAGTAAGAATATCATAAAGCACCCAAGCAGGATTATCCGTCCATGCGATTTTAAAAGTCCCATCCCAATCACCGTAATAGATTTTATTGCTGTCGTAAAAATTGTTGTCGCAGAATTGTTGCAGCTTAATATCAGAGTCGTGCTGCATATTAAAAGAGCCACCACCGCTATCATCACTAAGCTCTCTAAGAGTTCTTGTTCCAGAAAATTGTGCATCAGCATATAAATAGTAAAATTGAATACAGTTTTCTCTTGCGTGATTTAATAAAACTTGATACGTCGATGCCGACATTACTTCTGGCGTAGATCCAGAAAAATAAATAATTTTTCTTACCGTATTCTTCCATACCTTTTCTAAGGTATAATCTTCTGATTTTGAACCAACTTCGTCAGTTATGCTAAACTGACTTTTTCTTAAAAAGAAATTTGCTATAGAAGTTTCAGCAGGATCGATTGCTGGAGATATCTGACTGGTAGTTGCCAAAGCATCAATAAGTTTTTTATACAAATTTGTTTGATTAGCTCCTGTAGAATCTGGGACTTCTAATTCAAAAAACAAATCACTATCAAAATAGGTAAAATTATTTATAGTTTCTTCTGTAGATGGATTTACTATGGTATTAGTCCCACTTTGAGTTTGCCAAACCGAAGCTCTTACATTTGTATATCCAGATATTAACTTACTTAAAAATTGCTGCAAGTTTCTCTTTATTAAAGATCTCATCGCAAAATTCATATTTTGATCAATCATAAATATGACATCAAGCGTAGTTGGGTTGGCTGGATAATTAGGATTTGAATAAACATACCTACGATCCAAGCCATTACCGCCTAATGGAAAATAATTAGACGGAACCTTAACTTTTTTCATTTTTACATCATATTCTCTATCTGGTATATTTGCGAATGTACGGGCATCAAATTTCAATCCAACGTGAGCAGTTAGAGGGTAAGAGAAATTTCTATCAATAATTTCGTAAATAGTATCTACGCCAACAGTTCTTTTAATAAGAGGACTAGTAGTTTCGGTAGAGGTTTTTGTTATCGTAACGTATCGATCTTTGCCATCAATTGCTGGTGGCAAAACAATTTCCTCTTTATTAGCGGCAATAATAGCTTGAAGGACGGGATCACTTTCACCCTCGCCATAAGCTAATTTATCATCTTCGTTTTCGTCTGACATATACTTATATTAAAATTTAAGCTGTAATTGTAAACTCTCTTTGGTTGTCTGAAGTACCAGATGCAGTCAAACGAACTGGTGGATTGTTGGGAGAATGGGCGTCAATATAAACAGTATGCCTGCCAATTGAAAGTTTGGAGGTTATCGTAGAAGGAATTACAAAGCTAAAAACACCGCTACTGTCTATTTCAGAAGCTTTGCAGTCAATTTGATAAGCTGGTAAACTATCTGGCGGGCCATTTCTTCCAATATCGATTTGTGCGGTAACTTTAATCGCTGGGTTTAAAGATAAAAGAGTAGCGCCGTTTACTAATTTATATGTTGCAGTACCGGATAGGGTTATTTGGCTTCCTCTGGCAAAGCTAGACCCCGACAAAACATTAAATACAGCAGACGCTGAATTTTCTCCAACCGCAAGAGATGCGTAAACGATCCTGTCAAAAGATGGAGGAATATATTCTGCATCTTGCCTTTTTCTCAAAGAATAAATTATCGATAAAATATCAGAGTAATTTCTGCGATTTATTTTTTTGGCTAAATATTCCTCGTATGTCTCCGGTATTGGCATAATAATATTATATTGATCTCGATGTTGGATTTGATCTATTTAGATCAGGAGCATCAGTTATGGCTGGAATTCTTCTTGAATTATCGTTTGCTGGTATCGAAGAGGTTCTAATTATAGAAGATCCAAAAGCTTGATTTAACCCACCAAGAGAGCCAGAATTCGCCGCCGAAGAATCTAGCGTAGATGCTCCGTCTCCGATCATATAAGCATAAGGAGATGTTACAACTCCTTGAACAATAACTCTTCTTGAAGAGAACATAGTAGATCCTTCAATCCCCCACTTTACTAAAAACTCTACTGAACACTTTTTGAAATTGCCCATGCTTCCCGCATCTCCTTTTCCTGCGCCTTCTGATATGGTGTCGTACAATTGCTCGATTACAAAACCTATTTTTAGTTTTTTAACATCTTTATTTCTAATATGATGAATAAAGACAAAAGGATCTTGGTACACATCAGGCCAGCCATCAGACCCTCTCGCCCATGCACTGAAGTTTTTAGCTTCTACTCCTGCATTTGAAAATTCGCTTCCATTAGGTCTAATATCTTGTTCGCTGGGATTTATAGCTCCAATTAATTTAAAATTAGCAACTTTTGGAATATATACATGATCAAAATTAACTAAAGGTTTTTGATTCTCAGTGCCTAAATTTATTTCCATTAGCACATTTCTATAATTATATTCTCCTTTAAGGTTCATTACTGGTACTGTATTTAAATAAACGCCCTTTAGCATATCTAATCCATATACTTTTTTGCCAAATTGATCAACAAGTCCATATATTGGGCCTTCGCACAAAAGATCTACGCTGCTGGAAACCGATATTGATTTTAAAAGATTTTGATTATTTGGAGGCGGAACTAGCCTAGGGGTTGGGGGATCGCTCTTAGCCCCTCTTGCAAATCTATATTTATTTAAAATTTTCATTATGTTTTATAGTTTGCTAGTGGTAAGTTTGCAGAAGTTAATTGTCTGAATGACGTATCTGTTCCTAACATCCTAATTTTAACCCTTACTGGAGAAGTCGTTAAAGTTAACCCATCCAACGTTACTTTACAGTTATAATTAGCAAAAAAAGAAGAATATCCGTTGCTAAAAACACCGTTTATTTTTGGCCTCTCGGCAGAGAATTGAACAACCCTATTTCCTTCTGAAGATTTAGATTCGGCATAATTATACAAATCATCAAAAACAAAACCGTTACCATTAGCAGCAGTATTATTTGTTTTAGTGAATATTGTGCCAGTTACTGGTGAACTTGCGCCAATACTAGTCCAGTTTGTAGTGTTTCCAAGATTCAGTATCTTATATTGCCTACCGCTTACCATGTTAGAGACTGGAATTTGAAAAGATCTCGACACAAATTTTTCATTTTCTGGAAAATTAATGTCAGATATCTGACGATATTTTAATCTATCTTGAGGAATAACAACAAAATTTGAATAGCCTCCGTCCCAATTTGTGTCGTATTGGTAATAGAAACTGATTCCATCAGAACCAACTCCATCTTGCAGCCTTGCATAAACATGATGATATCCAGCTGTTAGAAGCAGTTCGTTAGTTGTAGAAGGAAGGGCTTCGATTCCAGCTGGAGTTGATGGACTTACTAGCCCATGACCTCCATACCAAGTGCTTGCCACTTGTCCGTCGATATACAAGTCCGCAGCATCATCAGAATCTATTTTAAATTTATATTTTACGACAGGATAGCAAAGTCCATCTCCAGTGCTTTGGGTTGAATTTTTTACAAATGTTATTCCACGTTTTGGAGGAATGGCCGCGCCTCCTGCGCCAGTTAGCCCTATTCCACTCCATTGACCAGTGTCGCCAACTTTTAGAATTTCATACATTACATTAGGAGTCGCGTCTGGGACTTGTTTCTTTAAATCCTCTACTACTGGAATATATAAATATCCCATTAGCTCCATTACATAATTATCTGCATTTGTATTACTGCCGAATGCACGCTGTTCATTCATAGCTTCGATTTTGCCTTCATAGGCTCCTTCAAATTTATAATTCGGCATCCCGCTTAGAAGTTCATCAAACTGTATTTTTCCTGTAACTGCGAACAAGCCGGTCCAATCTGGCAACTTGCTTATGTTCCCGCCGGTCGAAGGTAATAGCCCTACAACATCTCTTAGAGCTTTGTATATAAACTCTCCTGTTGGAGAAGTTATTTTTGTCCAAAAACTACTTCTTATAAGGCCATCAGTGCCTGTTGGATTGGTTGAAACACCAGTATCTGAGCTATCAAAACCTAAAACTGCCCCGCCTGTACCAGTAACAAGAGTTTGGAAGAAAACATCAGTTTGAGTTCCTGTTGTGTATCTAACCATTTGCCCACTATAATATCTCGTAGAAAAATCCCAATCTCCAATTGGTAATTTTTGAAACTGTGTTGGGCCAAATTTCACCAAATCACCAGAAGAATATTCAAAAAAATACCCCCCGCCAGTATTGGTTGCATTTTCATAATCTGTAGTTAACTTGTAATCTGGGGGATGATAACTTCTAAAAACCAATCCATTTTGGAACGCATAAGGCTTTTCGATCTTTATTTTTGGAATAACACCTTTTCTTCTGCTTTCTACAGTTTCAAGCAGAGTCCACTCGTATTCAATATCTTCATCATAAGTATCCAAATCAATATTAGAAACAACTTCCCCATTTCTTTTTACGACTACTTCAACTGGACCGCTGGTAACTTTGACGGCATTTTTAGAAACAATATCAACGTATGAATTTACAATTGTAGCAGAAGCGAAAGATACTGACTCATCTATTTCTCCTGCTTGATTTGTTGAGAATGAATTTTGAATTAATCCGTCAGTAGAGTCTGGAGCTTCGTTTTCAAATTCAAGCGAAGTATAGTCGTGAATAGGCTTATCAACAGGAGTCATCAACTGCTTAACATCCATATTCATTGGATGGTGAGAAGCGCCGATGCTAATTTGAGAACCACCAATTTTTAATCTTCCATATCCAACAGGAATAGCTTGGCCTTGAGATTTATTATTTGGTCTATTGCCGAAAAGATAAGACTTTGATCCAGCTTGAACTTCTTGATCGAAGTCTGGCTTAGGTTCTGGATAAAGCAACATCATCGCTCCCGCTATAGCGACAGCGATAGCGATATATACAACAGCGGTAGCTATATAACCAGCTACTGCCGCTTGAACGCCAACATACTCTAAAAACGCAGTTACTGCTGCTATGCTGCCTTCTACAAATCCAGCGCCCCATACAATAGGAACAATATGAACCTCTTTAGGAATTTTTTTACTTTCTATTTCTTTTAGATCTGTAATTATATAGTCATCGATGACTACTCTATAGTGAATAGATTTTACTGCAAGTTTCTTTAGCTCATCTATAAATCCTTTTCTGTTTGAATTTATAGCTAAAAAAACTTCTTTTGTTGAATTTACTTGAAATTTAAATTCAGACCCAAATTTATTTCGCAATTCTCCATATAAATAAACTCTAGTCATAGTTATTTTTTAATATAGTTACATATTCTTTATTTACATGAACTGTTTTAGGCAGAATTAAATTAAACTTTTGATTTTGTTTACTATAAATAACAAACGGGATGCAGCAATTTTCGCAGTTAAATTTGTCAAACATTGATTCAGCTTCTCCAGAAACTGGATGGGTGTGATATATCGCCGCTAATTTCCCGCTTTTTATTTTTTTTAAAATTTCTAATGGATGAATTTCAAATATATTATCTTTGATAAATGCAATGTTCTGAGCGGGTTCCGATTTTAATTTGCCTTCATCAACTAATATAAATCCACAGACTTCTTGCTCTGATGTATTAGCATGATCAACTATTGATTTCATTTTATATAGAAATAGAATATTCTTCAGTTCCGGGGAATCCGCCAAATGGCAAATAACCCTTGTTCCCAAATCTTAATTTACAGCCACTTAAAGTCCTAGAACATTGATCAGCCACCCAATGCTCTTTGTCCAAAGACGGATATTTTGTCATCGAAGAAGCGTGGTTTTTAATACAAAAATAAAAGACTTGTAAAGGTTGCCAATTAGGAGAATCATTACAATCTCTTTTAGACACTTTAATATTATAATTTTCTATATAAACATAGTCTCCAACTCGGTAATTTTTACCATTTTCCCATATGCCAGCAAATGTTTCTCCTTTTACTGTGGAGTTGTCTAGGGCAATAGATTTAGAAAGTGAAACCGCTGTATAAAATCTTTGAGTAGAGGTTAAGAGTCCAAGTTCAAATTGATCATAAAAAAATCTAGTAGAGGGCACAGAGACAAAAGAAGTAGAAGCTGGAACTTTATAGCTTAAAGTTAAATATTGATCCCCGCCGGTTCCGTTAGCTTCAAAAAACCTTATTACGAGCCTATGGTAGCCTTCTGGCAATGTAATGCTTCCAGAGACATTTATAGTTGAACCGTTAGATGAATATCGAGAGCATACAATAGTATTATTTATAATCAATTCTACACAATCATTAACTTGAACTTGAAAAGAGTAAGTTCCACCCTCGCCATAGTCTGCTTTAAAATACCCTAAAAATTCGTAATAATAATTATCGGCAACTTCTGGAGCAGTACTCGTAACCAGCGTCTCAGAAGAAAAATTAGCCGCAGCTATAGCACTTGTAAAAGTACTATTGCTTGAAGGCATTGTTGTTCCAGTATATTTTCTTCTTATTAATGATCCTTTGGTAAAATCAGTGGGAAGAGACAATCTTCTATCATTTTCATCAGCTACTGGTTCGCCCATATATCTGCAACCATTGCCTCGGTAATGAAAAGAGCAGTATCTAGCCATAACCGTTCTTTTAGGGAATGTTACGTTTTCGATCTCAAGCGGAGAGGCTAATTCAAAATTAACAAAGGCTCTAGTTTCGCTTTCTCTTCTCAGAATAAAAAATACCTGATCTTCTAGACCAGCATTTGGATCTGCTGATCCGTATGGATTCTTCCCTTCCGAAAAGTTAACATCGTCCAAGAACTTTAAAAAGGTTCTTTTTCTGACAATTTTGGCGCCTACAAGATTATTATATCTTCTAATTAAATTAGATATAAAAAAATCTTGGTTGGAAACTGCTAATTTGGGCCTTGGCAAACTGCCATCGCCCTTACTTTCAAACTCTGAACTTTGAATTGGGAACGGCAAATATTCAACGCCTTGCCAATATATGGAACTATTTATTCCATTAGTTCCGCCGTGAATGTAAAGTTTATCATCAGGTCTTTCAACGTAGTTATAGTAAATAACAAAAAATTCCAAAAGAGCGGTAGGCTCTAATGAAAATAGCTCAGAATTTACTTTTTGACTAGACTCCCTTGACATTTCCTTTTACCTTTAGATTATATTACACCGATGGACCCTAAAAGCAAGATAAAAATAGATTCTTTTGAGGTCACAAGACTATATTTGACAGATATTCCTGATATATTAAAACTAGCGATTTCGGCGCAATCTTCATTTGGCGTAAGTCCGCATAGCTCCCCAACAGTATTTTTGGAGCAAATAAGCAAGGTTTTGCAGCAAAACACTAGGCATTCTTTCGTTTTTAGACATAAAAATAAGGCTGGGGCAGCTTTTATAATCAAGCCCCAAACTACAAAAACAGCCGAACTACTCTATTGTTTTGCTGATGCAAACGCTATCCAAACTAGCGCAATGTACGACACATTTATCAATACTCTGAACGATATGCGTTTTGACACTTTTTACGCTCCAGTTTACAAAAAAAGAAAAAAATTTGAAGCATATATAAGGTTTTTAAATCTTTTTGGATTTAAAAAAGTTTTTAATGATAATGACCTTTACCTAACTTTGGTTTACGAAAAACCAAAATAACTCTCAAAAAGGCTTGACAAAGGGCAAAGAGCCCTTTAAATTCATAGCAATGAATTTAAGCAGACTGGTAAGCCTTGCTAGGAATCTGATAATCTATGACGATATTGAATTGCGTTGTCGCCACTTCGCTTTTATCCTAAACAAAAGCAAAATAGTTTCTATTGGACGCAACTCCAAAAAATCTCATCCAATTAACCAAAAGTATGGCTACTTTGATGGAAGTGGTTTACACGCAGAAGCTTGCGCCGTTATTAAGTCAGGGAACATAGACCACTCAAGGCATACCTTAGTTACATTTCGTATTGACAGGAATAATAAAGTTGCTATGGGTAAGCCGTGCAAGCACTGCCAAAAGCTTCTAAATGACGTTAGTTTTAAAGAGATTTATTATTCTAATGAACAAGGGCAATTCGAAAAAGCCTAAAGAAATTTTTAAATACTTATACCCAATCTAATGAATATATTGATTATTGAAGCTACTAGCAAGCGTAAACCGCTGGCAGAGGATTATAGCGACACTTCCATCGTACATTGTCGAAATAGCTTAATCTTGAAGAATGCTCTTGGCGCCGATCTTCTTGATGGCGAATATTTCCTACCAGAAGTATTAAAGAAGCAGTACGATATCATCATCTGCTGCTATGCCTCGCCTTATATGCCCCATGTACCTTATCGTCAGGTTCTAGAGAAGAACCCCAAGGCAAGGTATATCTGGCTTGTAAACGATCACGATATTGAAGACAATCAGCTTTTACGTTGGGGCGTGGTCAATATGGGCTTGGTATACGACATGATCTGCAACAATCCCAGAGAAGGATATCGCCACTGGATCTTGAACAAGAATATTGCAAATAGAAAACTTAACGACTTTATCTATAAGTGGCTGACCGTTAATCTGAACTCGTTGATTATGGACGAGAACAGAAAACCAGTTGACCATTCGCAAAAGAATGGCGTAATTTATTATGGCACCTACCGTAAATGGCGAGCCGAATCCTTTAAAAAGTTCTTGAGGGAAGGAGTATTTCTTTCTGCTTCCAATAAGAATTGGAAAAAATTCCAAGCCCTTGGCTGCAATTGCAACTATATGCCTAAACTTGAATGGCAGAAGAATAACGAAGATCTTCGCAAATTTAAGTACTCCATTTATATGGAGGACGAGCATACGCATAAAAATTATGCATTTCTGGCTAATCGCTTTTATGAAGCTTTGATGGCAGACGTTGTTATGCTATTCGATGCCGATTGCTCAAACACTATTCAAAAGTGTGGCTATACGATTCCTGACCGTTTGATTATCGATGGTGAAAAACTGAAAAATGGCATCACTAATTATGCAGAATCTCTTGCTTTTCAAGCAAACCTGATGCATCAACAGACATTCTTCGATCAGGCGATTAGTGAAAAACGAACCGCAATCAAGCAAATAAAAGATTTTCTTCTATGAAATTCAAAGGACGAATTGAACTGACGCAAAAGTCAGCAAAGCACCTCGGAGTCGATGTCGAAAAGCAGTATGAAATCGACCTCTTGTCAAAAGCCAAAGTTATCTCAAATAATAACTATATTTTAATTTCAGTGCCAGAACTCGGCATTGAGGGCGAAATTCAAGTTAATGAGACAAGTTTCTTCACTCAAGAGCTTGAAATTAAGGGCTGGTTCTCGGTTAGTCCAGAAGCTTACCTATGCCAAATCAGACTAGTTTTACAACAATGACGTACAAAATAAATACAACCTTCAACGTGTTTGGAGACCAGTTGATCTGTGGCAGAACTGGTCAACAAGTCACTCTCTACAAGCACGACTCTATTCGGGTAGTAAGCCGAATGAAGGATATGTGGGACAGTGAGATCGAACACTGGCAAACTTCCTGCGGATGGCTATTAAAAATCACCCGAGATATTTTACCATATTTTGATAAGCACGAAAATCAACTATGATGACGTTAAAAGAACAAGAGGACAAGGTATACGAAGAGTTTTTAAAGGTCAAAGCTGACTTTGAGACACTGCTTGATCGCAAGATCACCCGAAAGAATTTTAAGAAAGCAATCATTGACACGACGCGGATTGCTGCCAGCGAAATGACCAAGCTTGAGGCTGACGATAAAATCCGCGATAGTATCTCGGAATTTTTCAAGGTCTGCCATAATTATCTTGGCGAAGTTGTCTGGGCCGAGATCAAAGAAAAGAATCTAAAGATTTTTATCCATTACGAGAATACGCCGATGTTGGCTTGGAACATTCCTATTGATATGTTCTTTTCTCAGCAGGAGCAGTACGAAGTTGGCGTGAAAATGATTACCAGTAGTTTACAAGAATGCTTCATTTCGTTCTTCTTGTCTCCAGAACTGCGTCAATCCGTAATCAAAGGCGACGAGACGGCTATCCGAATTCTTTATAATTCTTTTAATCGCCCATCAATGGACTCCAGCGTAGTTAACCTCAAGATGCTAAAAGAGTGTTTTCCCGATTTTTACAAGTACATCACGACTGAACTTGATATTATGACAATCGAACAAATGGAGGCTTTTGTCAAAAACAAGAATCCAAAAAAGGCAAATAAGTCCAAAAAGATTTAATTTTAATAATGCCGCACCTCAACTCAAACATTCCGACGTTCTTTGCTTATCTGAAGAGTGATTTTCTGTATAATAATACTAATAAAAATACAGAATACATTCCTTGTGAAGTGTTTGGCATCACATCTTTAACTAGACGATGCTTGATGTTCCAAATCATGACGGAGTTTGGGTCGAGGCACGATAGAGTGCCAATTCATTATCTGGTTAAAGACCCAGAACACTCCAAGTTTGATCTTGATTGGCTGCAACTTTGGGACTGTTTCTCCAACTCTCTTTCAGTTACGAGATACGAGTATCACAAGAACGCCTCGGTTGAAGTACAGCTAAAAAATCGTGAATGGATTGAGGGCAAATATCTATTCACGATAGACTGGCATGATAACCCTGACGCTGCCTACGGCTATTCTGAAATGGCTGGGGGCCACAAGTGCGGCCACCTCATCTGGGGACTACAGAATAAGAAAGGTGATGCGGTTAATCAGCTATTCCTACAGCCAAACAACCGAGTGATCTGGAAAGATGGCGGTGCTTTTATTTCCAAAAAGCTTGACAAGAGGCCCGACTGGAAGGTATTTGATGGGGAGTTCACCTGTGAGGGTAAAGGCAAGTGGGTCGCAGAAGACAACTACGACTACTTTTATCAATTTAAAAATAACGAATGATTGAGGTCGAAATAAATCAAGATATGATCAGCGAGGCTTTGGAAAGAGCCGCGCAAGTTCCAATTTTGAATAATTCGGACACAAATAATCACGGAACTAAGATAGCCGCATTGTCTGACCTTATGGTTCAGAAGACTTGGGGCGGCAGAATCGTATCGGATATGAGCTTCGATTTCGACTGGATCTCGCCCAAGCTATTTTTATTTGAAATTAAATCCAAAGAGCGCAACGTTGTGCCGCAGCCTTGGTACAACTGTACGGTGAAAGAATACAACACTAAGCAGAAATGCGACTACTACCTATTCACCAGTATCTTTGGAGACTACAGCAGGGGCTGGATTCTCGGCTACATCAAGAAGAAGGATTTTTTTGAGCAGGCTACATTCTTTAATGGCGGCGACTTCGATCCCGATCCCAGAGGAGACAAATACGTTTTCCCGTCAAGCTGCTACAATTTAAAAATCGAACAGTTAACTTCTAATTAATAAAAAAAATGGGCCACTACATTCCAACTAGATACAAGTATATTCACAATAAATTTTTCAATAGGCAGTTTAAAAATATTGATCAATCAAAAATCTTTTTTTCTCCAGAAGATGAAGATTTGAGGTCGCATTTAGCCGATTTGATAAATGATGACGGATTTTTGCAGCTAAGATGCCAACAGGATTTTTTGTTTGCTGTTCATTTGGAAATTGCGGACAGAATGTTATGGAATCCCGAAAGAAGCAGAAGATTTTGCGTAACCCACATCAATGGCAACAGAATGGACAACCGTAGAGAAAATTTAAAATTAGTCACTCGGTCAGAACTTAAAGCGATAGCTAAGGAAAGAAAAAATAATCAAAAAAATCTATTGACAGAAGCACATTCTTGCGTAACTTAACCAGTATGCAACTCTCACTTTGCTGCATCTCCAACGTTCTTGCCGAGCGCGGAATCAAGTTTCAGACTATGACTCTGACTCGTTTCCTTGCGCTGCCTCGCGCCGACGCTGTTCGCATTCTCAGCGAACGCATCCTAAACAATTTTATTGTTACCAACGCCATTATTCAATACTGCGCGAATTGCGGTATTGCTGGCTACCGACTCTCCTCTACGCTCGTACCTGTCATCTCTCACCCCATAGTCAACTTGCGCCTGCAAGATTTGCCCAATTGGTCCGACATTCGCGCTGCTCTTGACGCCATCTCTCGCACCATCAAGCTTACCGGCGTTCGCGTTTCTGCTCACCCTTCAGAATACATCACGCTTACTAGCCTTGACCCTGCCGCTATTCGTAATAGCGTTGACGACCTCACTCAGCACGCCAACCTTTTTGACCTTATCGGCTTGCCCCAAGACTATCGCTCGCCACTCAACATTCATTGTCGCCAAGACGGCGATCCAGTAGAAATTTCCCAACGTTTTCTGTCTGTCTTCAACACCTTGCCCGCTAATGTTCGCAGTCGTCTTGTTGTCGAGGTCAACGATAATGTTAGCGGCACTTGGTCTATTCGTAATCTTTTCCAGTACTTTTACTTGACATCTGGCATTCCTATCACTTACGATTCTCTGCATCGCCAATTCTGCAATCACGGCAATGATGACTCTACTGATTTTCACCTCGCTTACTCTACTTGGCCTCTTGCCCCTTTGTTTCATTACTCCGAAGGTGTCAATGGCACACGCAAACACGCCGATATGCCCACAGGTATTCCCAATTCCTACGGTAAGCCCGTATTCTTTGACGTAGAACTCAAAGCCAAAGATCACGCAATTATTCATATCCTCCAACAATGCAAAGCAAAATAGACAGCACAAGAGATAAAGTCGCAGCTTTTTTAAGTGAAAAAAATATTCCATTTGAAATTGATGCAATCAACCTAGAGCATGAAAGCCAACAAAAATCTTTCACTGGTTACAGAGTATTAATGCAGAGCCTTTCTAGCGTTATCGCTTGGAATTTCAATTCACGTAAGGTTGAGTTTCTTGCTTTGAACGAAAATCTAATCCACCACCTTGTGTCAGAAGGTATGACCGACGAGCAGATTATGGAGCAAGGAAAGGTTTGGATTCACATCAAGAATCTTACGACTTACAAGAAGCTGCTCGCGCTTTCTTTTGAGCCTGCAAATTAAAATCAATTAAAATGAAGTTCCATCCCGTATTTTCTTCAAAGAGTGTTCAAGAAGTATACGCTCTCTACAATACTCTCAACGCTGAATTTTTAAAGAATTTTAAATACCAAGCGGAGTTCAGAATTACGAACACCTCGTTCAAGGACGATTTCATTCTGGCCGTCGAAGTCTTGTCAGAAACTGAGCGTAAGTGGCTGGAAGATAAGGTTCTAGAAATTTCTTCAGAAAAAGTTAAGAAAACTTCTTGACGGAACCCGCCCCCTGTGGCATATTAGGGGTGTAATCAAATTGCTCCAATGATTGTCAAAACCATCCAAAAGAACGTCGTCGAGTCTCACGACTTCCGTAGCGAAATCGCTACCATTGACCAGCAGGAGATGAGGTACGTCTCCTCTCTCCTGCGGAACAACTATTCCGAGCCGATTCTCGCTACGGTTCGTGAGATCGTCGCCAACGCACTCGATGCGAATCGCGGCTCTTCGCAACCCATTTCCATTCAGTGTCCCAATAGGATTGATGCCATTTTTAAGGTCCGCGACTTTGGTGCTGGCCTCTCTGAAGCTGACCTCTTTGGTCTCTACACCAAGTATGGTCGCTCGACCAAGCGTTCTGATAATGCCTGCATTGGCGGGTTTGGTATCGGTCGCTTTGCGCCCCTGTCTTACACTGATTCTTTTACTGTTATCTCTTATCACGGCGGCGAAGCTTTGACCGTGATGGTTTACGTTGACGAGCACGGCGACACTCGTTTTTCGATGCTGAATCGATGCGAGTCGAACGAGCCGTCTGGCTTGGAGATCAATGTTGCAGTCAAGTTCGATGATGTTAGCTCTTTTCAAACTGCGCTCAACAGCGTCTTGCGTTTTCAAGATCGCAATTCGTATGTTGCTGATTTGCAGGTTAACAAAATTGAATGGCTGATTAAGACCGATAAGTGGGCAGTGTCGAGCCTTACAGATAATTTCATTGTGATGGGCGGCATCGCTTATCCCATCAAGATCGACGCTTGCATTCCGTTGGATCACCCTATGCTCAAAGACTGGTCTTATACCGTTGGACTGGTTCTTTTCGCTCCGGTTGGTTCTGTTCCCCTGCACCACTCCAGAGAGTCGCTTGAGTATACCGAGCACTGCAAGAAGTTCATTACTACTCGGATCAACCTTTTCATCAGCGAACTCGCAGCTTCTGTTCAGAACGAGCTTGATTCTTTTTCTGATGGATTAGGGTTTATGAATAAGCTGTTTTCTGTGAGAAAGCACAGGCTTACTAGGGTTCTCTCTGACCACGCTTTTTATTTCAATAAAAATCGCAAGGCAGTCCTTTCGTTCTGTTTGCCCGATGATTCTTACAAGGCTTACACTCTGAACAGGAACAAGAACATCAGACCGCTGAAGAAGAGTTCTTTTCGGGTTGAGCCTATTGGCTTTGGATCGAGCAACTATGCTCTTCTGGTTGACGAAGGCGAAAAGGGTAGTCTAATGCAAAAGGCTGAGACCATTCTCCGCGAGAATAAGACTCAATCCGTTGTTGTTGTGAGTAAGGAAGCTGCGACGGAGCATTTCTTTATCGACACTTTCTCTTCTGACAGGGTTTTTTATACCTCCAAAGTAGAGGCTTTTACCAAGGAGAAGAAGCAAAAGGCTGGTAATGTTCGCCTGCTTGCCGAAAAGAACACTCATCACGTTGACTTCTACAATAAGATTGGCGCCCCTAACACTGATTTTTTTTACATTAAAATCTCTGTGCCTAGCACCGGAGGCCGCTCTAATAAGGGTACGGCTAAGTTTGGAATCCAGAGTGAAGTTGAAAAGTTTGAGGTCTACAAGGTTTTCAGTGCTTGCGAAGCAGTTGGCGTCACCGGAGTTGACAAGATTTACGGCGTGATTGACGACTCGTCTCTGCCCAGCAATGCCAAAAATCTTTCTGCTCTTTTCCTCGCTGCTTGCGAAAAGAAAATACAAGAGATCAACGCCGAGTTGTCCCTCTACGCGAAGAAGAGAGCTTATCTCAGCTTGTGCTCTTATCGGACTCCGTTCGTTGCGCTTGCAGATTCTGGCAAGCTTCCGAAAGACAACATTGTTTGCAAGTATGCGTCGAACATGACTTTAAAAAACGACAGTTCAGATGCACAGCTTGCCTGCACCAGACTGATCGAACAGATTGGAACCTTCTGGTTCAATCCTGCCGAAAAGTTTGATTTTACCAAGGAAGCTACCGAGGCAATGGCCCAGATTGATGCCAAGTATCCTCTCCTTAACATCGTCATCAATGGCCGATATGGCTATGCTGATCAAGCCACTATGGACAAGGTAATCGACTACATTAATTTTATCGACAATAATTCTTGATAAACCTCAACTGTAAATAATCATAAATAACATGAACAAGCCCGCCTACATCATGCAGGACAATTCCATCACGGTCTTCGTTGATGGGAAGCCTCATACGATCAACAATACGCACATCAATTTTGCCGATCTTCGTAAGGCGATTTTGAATGCGGATTACGATGCGATTCCCTCGCTGGTCTCCGTTACCAGCAGAATCCAGAACGCCAGTTTTGGCAACCTTACCGTAAAGAATGGCGAGGTCTTCTATAAGAACCATCAGCTTGACGGTGTAGTTGTCGAGAAGCTCTTGGCTATGCTCTCACAGGGAGCAAAGGACGTTCAGAGCTTGATCAATTTTATTGATCGTCTGATGGCGAATCCTTCCGCCAACTCTGTCAACGAACTCTATTCCTTCTTGTCCTACAAGAGCTTGCCCATCACCGCTGATGGAAAGTTCTTGGCCTACAAGGGAGTTGATAATACTTTTTATTCCAAGCAGGGCAACAAGAGCACGCTTGTTGTGAGCGGCAAGGTTGCCGAAAACGGTTCTATCTACAATGGCGTTGGCGAGACTATTGAAGTCGCTCGCCGCTCTGTTGACGACAACAAGGACAATCACTGCTCCTTTGGCCTGCACGTTGGCAGCTACGACTACGCCAACAATTGGGCGGGCAACAATGGGCGTCTCCTTGTGGTTGAGGTTGACCCCGCTGATGCTGTTAGCGTGCCGACCGATTGCAGTTTCCAGAAGCTGCGCGTCTCCAAGTACAAGGTGATTTCTGATATCACTCCAGAGCGCAAGGAGATTCCCAGCGCGGTTTATAATGACGCCGAGGACACTGACAGCATTGATCCTACTATCAAGGATTCTTCAAGCGACTGCGACTTCTGCGACAATCCAGAAAAGTGCGATTTCTGCGATCCAGTTCCGACCAATGTTCTTCTTCTCAAGATGACGAACTATATCGAAAACTTTTTTGAGGACAACGGTCACTACCCGACCGTTAAGCAGATTCAGAGCCGCATGAAGGATTACGATCTGTCTTGTGACCAGATTTTCCATATGCTCCGCGATGACGATTACATCTTTGAGTGCTCCGACGACAATGGTGCGCTTCCAATCTCCCAGTATTTCATCACCGGACGCGAAACCAATTTTTGATCAGCCATGAATAATCCACTAACTGCTAAACTTAGCGCAGCTAACGAAACTGAACTTGATGTGGCTTTCGCCCTCCTCAAGTACAAGGAAATTGGAATTTACCGTAAGATCAAGGGGCTCTGCCTCTGTTTCGGTCTAAACTTTGAGGAGGTTATTAAGGGTTTGCCGCAGGAGAATGGACGACTGCTAGACAGAGAAACCCGCCATTTCATCCACGACTTTATGCTGGCCCGCGCCAAGGAGTTTCATACCAATAACTAATGGATACCGTAACTACACTCACTAAGGGAATCGAGACAAACAAGAACTGGTTTGAAGTATGGTCGATTGAGGCTGACGGCTCTTTGAAAACTTGCGTAAATTTTTACGATATGGCTTTCGAGAACGTCGCAGCTTGGGTCGCCAACTGCTTGCGCCTAGAGTCCGACCGGACTGACGAAGACCTTGTTGTTGTTCACGCTTACAAGGACGAAAAGAACGAGACTGTTAGAGATATTATGCCGGTTAACTCCGACGCTTCGATCTTCCAAACGGTCAAAAAGTTCCGCAGCACCCTCATTAAGAATTAATTAAAATGACACGCGACCAACTTTTCGCCCATCATAATCATCTGTGCGCCAAGGCGTTCGATATTATGAAGACCAAAAACAATGACTATGCTGGCAGCAAGGGCGATACCCCCTTTGCAAATTTCCAACGCTGCGAGGCGATGGGGGTTTGCTCTGTTGAGCAGGGGTTCTTGGTCCGAATCGTAGATAAGGTTTCTCGCCTTTCTACCTTCGCTGCTGACGGCAAGCTGGCAGTCAAGAACGAGACGTATGAGGATGCGATCCTAGACATCCTTAACTACTGTGTTCTTATGTCAGCTTACGTTAAGGATAAGACGGAAAAGGCTAGCTAATAGCTATTCCTGTTAAACGATAACCGGCATCGTAGGGCTGGATCAGTAAGCCAGTAGGCATTCCAAGCTCTACGATTTTGCCATTAAACTCTCTGATTAAATGATCGGAGAAGTCGCCAAAAGTAGCGTTGCCAGAAGCTCCATAACCAGTTGCAGAGTACAGTCCGGTAATTTCTGATTTGTACGCCGCCCAATCACCAGAAGCGGTGCTAAAATTACTATGGATTTCGGCTTGGAGTAAACGGGGGCTTTCCATATTTTATTTTACACCTAATGTCAGGAATTAGTTTTATTATATTTATAGTTGCTTTATACTATTTGCTTAACAAACCTAACTATTTCAAAAACAAATGAATACACGCAAGATCGCCATTAGCCGCGAATACGGCGGTTTCTTTCTCCCTCACCAAGCCATCGAAAGCTTCTTGAACAAGAAGGGAATCGCTTATGAGAAGAAACTAAGAGCCCATAATTTTTTTGGATCAAAATATTATTTCACTGTTAACGGCGAGTATTTTTCTTGCCGAGACATCGCAAGAGATGACCCAATTCTAATCGAAACAATCGTTGAACTTGGCTTAGATAAGCCGCTAGAAGAGATGAGTCAGTATGATATCGTATTGAAGATTGTTGAAATTCCTGCCGACGTTGATTGGGTATTGATGGAATATGATGGCTGCGAATGGATCGCAGAAAAACACCGTACTTGGCAGTAATATGTCTGAAGACGCTCACGCCCCAACAATCGTTATCTGTCAGTGCTGCGAGGATCAATTTAACCCAGAAGTGGAGGCTTGCAGACAAGACGTTGACATTGGCTATGTTTGCGCCGACTGCTTCGTGCAATTAAAATGGTCTTCTGCTCACTTAAAAGTAAATGGAATGCCCCGCTGCTCAAAAGGATTCAACGACAGGATTAAAAATGAATTTTAAACCTCTTCCCTCTGAACTTAAAAATCATGGCATGACCATGAAGCTGGTTAAGCGCACGGAAAAAGTCGCTATGTATTCCAAGTGCGGGGGCTACGAAGTTGTGCTGGTACAGCGGCACAACGGCTACGAAATCAAGGGCGTTAAGGTAGAGCCCGCAGAATACTTGCCCAAGGACGAAGATTTCGGCACCAAAGGCTGGCATTTCTCTGGCCCGCAAGGACTTGCGATGGCTGAAAAAAAGTACCTCGACTTGCAAAAAGAGGTTAAAAATTAAAGTGAGGAATCATCATAAGCTATGAAAGTATCACTTATCACCCCCACTCACAATCCAATTTATTTGAATAGACTTTATGAGTCTATAAAAAAACAAACATCCAAAGACTTTGAATGGGTTGTTGTTCCAAACAATGGAACAGACGTATCCTTTCTTCCTAAAGAAAATTGGATACGCATTGTACCATACCCTCATGAAGACAAAATCATAGGAAAAATAAAAAATTTTGCCTTTAAACAAGGAACAGGCGACTGGCTTGCAGAGGTAGATCACGATGACGAACTTCTTCCAAACTGCGTCGAAGAAATTATTAAGAATTCTTTTCTGAATCCAGAAGCTAATTTTTTATATTCAGATTCAATAGAAGTAAAAAACGGAAAAAGTGTTATTTTTGATTCTAAATGGGGCTGGAAGCATTATGATTTTGAATTTGAAGGCGAAAAACATTTGATTAATAAGACTTTCCCGCACAGCCCTCAAAGCTTGTCTCGCATTTGGTATGCGCCAAACCATATTAGGGTTTGGAAAAAGGGCTTTTACCATATGATTGGTGGACACGATATTGAAATGAAAGCTTTGGACGATCAGGACTTAATGTGCCGAACCTATATTAATGGTATTATGCATAAAATATCGATACCTTTATACAAATACCACCTTCATAAAGATAATTCTTTTCTTTCGAAAGATTTAAACAAATGGATACAAAGCCATACCTTAGTTCTTTATGAAAAATATATAACTCCAATGATGGAAAGATGGTGTGATTTAAATAATCTTTTGAAAGTTGATTTGTGTGGTGGGCATAATCCTCCAAAGGGTTATACTAGCATAGACATTGAGAGGAGTGATGTCAAACATGATTTAAATCAAGCTCCTTGGCCTTTCGCAGAAAATAGCGCTGGAATTGTTAGAGCTTCTGATGCTTTAGAGCATTTAAAAGATAAAATTCAAACAATGAAAGAAATTCATCGTATCTTAGCTCCTGGCGGGATGCTTTTATCGAACACGCCATCTACGGATGGTAGAGGCGCATTTCAAGACCCAACTCACGTTTCATTTTGGAATTCAAATTCTTTTTGGTATTATACGCAATCGCAAACAGCGGCTTACGTTAACACACCTGTGAGATTTCAACTTACTCATATTAAAAATTGGTATCCGACAAGTTGGCATAAACAGCATCACATAATTTATGTTATGGCTCACTTAACTGCCCTCAAAGGAGGAGACGAAAGCTGCTACGCGCCCGGAGAAATTAAAATATAATTTTTTCTAAAAATTTTAGAAAATTTTCAAAAAGTGCTTGACCAAAGTAGCAAGATTTAGTACCTTAACATCATCGCCACAACCACAATGACTGAACAACTACACCATCAAGACGGAATGCACGTTTACGTGCTAGACAACAAGAAGCAGCGGATCGGAGTATTCGCCGCGACTCATACCATCGCCTTCCCCGATATGATTTATATCGGCTGGTCGCTCTGCAACTTCACTGCTGGCGACCGATTCGATACCAATCTCGGCGTCGAGATCGCTTACCAGCGTTCTTTCAAGGGTTCTATCGCCCCGATCCCGCTCTCTATGCTTTCTGTTCGTCGCCGTGATGGTACGACCGTTTACGACCACTTCAAGCTCCGCTGCGAAAACTATTTCAAGGGCAAGACGGTCGTTGGTTGAAAAAACTTAACAACTCTTACAATGGACGAGCGCACTCCCATTGCTCAAAGCTCCGTTGATTCTTACGATGGCAATGCTCCTTCTGCCACCGCGTCTTCAACGATGAAGACATACAACTTCATCTTAAACAAGTATCGGGCCGAGTTTGAAAGGGCGCTAACTTATGACGAATCGAAGGACCGCAAGCATCAGAAGGACATGCGTAAGTTAGCAAGAGAAAAGCAGCGTCAGGCAGAAATCGATCAGATCGAAAGAGATAATGCTGCAAAACAAAACTTTGAAGATTTCAAGGAGCGGGTAAAAGAAAAAGGCATCGTTACTAATTTTTATTAATTTAAACGCGAGGATAGCTCAACTGGATAGAGCAACAGTTTTCTAAACTGTCGGTTCCGAGTTCGATTCTCGGTCCTCGCGCCACTTTCGGGCGGTTAGCTTAACGGTTAAAGCAGAGGACTCATAATCCTTTGAGTGGGGGTTCGAATCCCTCACCGCCCACCAATTCCCATACTATGAAAAAAGGTTACGTTATCGAATACAATGTTCGTTGCATTAAGACTGGCAAGCGCTTTCCAGACAACATTATTCCTTCAGAGATGTTTGGTGACACCTTCACAGATATTATGAATGATAGCAAGATTGGCGACACTTCTATCGTTGAGAACATTGAAGGTATTTATTCTGAAGGGGCAGGAATTGGAAATCGTATGCTTTCAACACTTCTATTGGACACTACGGTTCCCGTAATGTATGACCAAATGTTTGTGGTAACTAACTAACTTTTTGGTGCTATAGCTCAATGGTAGAGCAGCGTCCTTTTAAGTCGTTGGTTGTGGGTTCAAATCCCACTGGCACCACCAATTTTAACACAAAACTGCAATGAGAATATTCGTTCCGAAAGATTTTAAAAATAAAAAAAATCAGTACACTCCAAGCAGATCATCGATGGTCAAGAATCTTAAAAAAGCTGGTTTTTCGGATGGACTTCTAAAAGAAAAAACATATAATGAGTTAATCCAAATGACCAATAGGTTTATTGCTTCAAGACATAATCCCGGTAGCGTAAGTGGCGGAAAGTTAAGAACGCGCAGAGGCTGGACTAACTAATTTTATCGTCCCGTAGCTTAACGGTTAGAGCAAGCTCTTTATAAGGGCTAGGTTCTGGGTTCAAATCCCAGCGGGACTACCAATTTTATTCAGATCAATTAAGCCAGCGTGAACTTCACAATGGCAGTTCTTGCAGAGTAAAACACACTTATCTAACTCTTGTTTTAAGTTCTCAAAAGATGTTCCTCTCATATTGCCGATTGAAAAGTCTTTTTCTTTTGGATCAATGTGATGAAAGTCAAGAGAGCCTTGATACTTATTGTAGCCACAAGCAAAACATTTGCCGCCCTTGTATTCGACGCATTTAGTTTTGGTCGAAGTTTTTCTTTTGATTCCCTCTGAATTTTCGCATTTTCTGCACACGCGCCTCTGATATCCATCTTGCCGTTTTCTAAAATTCTCAGTCTCCTCAGAACATTTAATACATATTTTTTTGGGCAAGACCTCTTGACTAATCTCCATTTTTAGTGATTGTATCTGTTGTTCCTCCATTTTAAATGAAAATCGTCGCTCTGTCAGATACTCATGGTTTACACCTCAATGTTAAAAACATCCCAGATGGCGACGTTTTAATTCATTGCGGCGATTTTTGCTCTTGGGGAAACATAAAAGATGCTCAAAAATTCTTGCATTGGTTCAATGCTATGCCCCACAAGCATAAAATTTTCATTGCGGGCAATCATGATGTTCTATTTGAAAAAAATAGCGGCGTTGCTAAAGCATTGGTCAGAGAGTGCCCAGAGCTAATTTACTTGGAAGATACTGGCATTTCTATTGATGGCGTGAACTTTTGGGGCTCTCCGGTAACGCCGACCTTTTTTAATTGGGCGTTCAATCGCAAGCGGGGCTCCGATATTCGTAAGCACTGGGAGGCTATTCCCGATGATACTGATGTTCTGATTAGTCATGGCCCACCGCATAAGATTTGTGATACAGTTCTGAGAGATCGCGGCTTTCCTGACGAAGTTGGCTGCGAAGAACTTGCCAAGAGAGTTCAGCAACTGAAGCTGAAACTTCATTTGTTTGGTCACATCCACTTTTCTGGCGGATCTGAAAAGACCTTTGGCAGCACAATCTTTTCCAATGTTTGTCTCTGCAATGAAGATTATCGAATTGTGAACGAGCCCAAGGTTTTTATCATATAAAAAATGAAAGACACCTTTTTAAGCCTAATCACAATGCCAGTCAGACTCGCGGTAGCATTGGCAGTTGTTACGTTTTTTGCAATACCCTGCGCCATATATTTAATTCTTTACCCTAACTGGTCTTTCTTTATGGAATCGGTGCCAAACATTTATCAGTTTGTAAGGTACGGACATTTTGACGAATATTCAGATTAACACTTGACATTTCTCCCAACACTTATACTTTTTCTCCTATGAAAGACGTTATTCAAAGAATCGCCGTAAGTTTTATTGCTGGCACGGCCTTGGGCATTACAATAATTGCGATTACAAAGCTGCCAGCACAAGAACAAGATGCGCCACAGCACGAAGAGCGTGAGTTCCAGAATCTCATGCGCCCGCACGACGCAGAAAGCATCTTGTCTATCATCGATACCGAAGGCTTCGATGCTGCGTTCAGACACTATTCTAATTACCGCGACATCAGCGATCCTCAGTTCCACCAACTGAAGGCGAATTACATTGATGCTGCCCGCGAACTTCTCGACTACGTACAACAAGCTAACCAAAAGACTGATTAAAAACTATTAAATTATGAGCGAAAATCCATCCAAACTCGTTATCAAAAAGAAGTATCAGAAGCGAATCAAGAATTTTAAGGATATGATTCTGAAGAGCCAGCTTAGGCAAGACAAGCGTTTTGATCGCATCGCTGCTTCAATGGGGCTTTCCGAAGAAGAAAGCCAGATTCTTTGGGATCATGTCTACAATGACACAGAGTGGACAGTAGAAATGGAAGGAGCCGAGTAATATGCTGTATCAATACAAGGCTGATTTAGTCAAAGTTATTGACGGCGATACAATCGAAGTTGACTTTGATTTGGGCTTTGGTGTTTGGCTCAGAAATCAAAGAATCCGCTTGGCTGGTATTGACACCCCAGAAATTAGAACCTCCGATAAGGAGATGAAAGCTATGGGGAAAGCAGCATTGGCAGGCTTAATTGACGCTCTTGATGACTATTCTGGTTCACTTATCATTCGCACAGAGCTTGATCCTGACGACAAGTTTGGCCGAATCTTGGGTCATGTCCAAACAGGGGGCGGAATTGATGTGAATAAGTGGATGGTTCAGCGCAACTACGCTGTTGCTTACGATGGCAAGAGCAAGGTTAACCTTGAACAACTGCACAGGGCAAACGCCACTAAGCTCAGAGAAAGGGGCGAGATACCTTAATTTTATGAAAATTAAAATCGAAGTTGACGAAGATATGATGGACGGCATCATCGTTTCCAGTATCACTAATTCCATTGATTGTATTGAAACCGAGATCAAACGGCTCAAAAGCAAGAAAGGTCTCAAGTCATACGAAAAGGAAGACTTGAAGTACCACGTTTTGAATCTTGATTCGCTTAAAAGGGTTAGATACTATTTCGGTGGGCAAAAGTATTATTACGAATAAAAAATATGGCTACTAAATCTGACACAGAAACTATCGAGCATTACAGAAATGAAGCTATACGTTATCATGAATTGTTTAACTTCAAATTTCAAACAGATCCAGTCACTGCAAGGGCTGCTGAAAAAGAAGATCAACGGCTTTATCGTAAGGTAGGTAAGAAGTTCATTCCTGACAATGACCCTTATGCTTATGATGGGCTTCGTAATGGCTTTTGGCTGATTCACATTAAGGATGGTTCCACTTCTATTCGCCAAGCGATTTATCCAGATAAGGCGCACATCTCTGCTGCTGCTCGCGTAATGGAAGATAAGCTGGTTGAAATTATTCGTAAGGCTGGAGAGGCTCGGCCCACAAAGACTCCTCTTACTCAGGAGCAAAAGAAGGACTGGGATAAGTTTATCAAGAAGCACGGCGAAGCTTTCAATATGCTTACTTATCCTTCTATTCAAGAGAATGCTGAAAAGATCGTTGCAGCTTTGCTGCAAACCCGTAATAATCTGTAATATAAAATCATGAGTGATACACCAAGAACAGACGCTAAAGCACAATTTTTCGGATTCAATCCAGACGAGGGCGAAGAGTTCGTGCAGGCTGATTTTGCCCGCGAGTTGGAGCGCGAGAACGCCGCGCTGCGGGAGGAACTGAAATCATCACGAAAGCTAGTCGATGCGCTGATTATCAAAGCCGATGCGTTCGACTATCTGGCGTGGCTGGAAAAGAAACGCGGCGAGGAGGAGGGATTGCAGGGCGCGGATTTCCTGTGCCTAGCAAGCGACGGAACAACGTGCTGGGGCAAAACGTATCTGGAGGCCGTGCGGATTGCCGAACAGCAAGACCGCATTGCATTTGATAGCGCCGCCATCGACGCCGCACGAAAGGAGCAGCCGTGAGCGAAATAGATGAACTAATCAGCGACAACACCAAATTAGTTGAACAAGTAAATGCTTTGAAAGCCGAAAACGCCGCATTGAAAAAGGAAAAGCCATGAGTACCATTTATTTATGTGGACGCATAAAAGGTGTAGACTGCGCGAGCGGTCAACAATGGGTTTATGAGTTTGTAACTCTTGACAAATCCGTCGCCGAAGCAAACGTGAAAAAATACGATGGATCGTGGGACACTGCGGGGTTCTTCAAAGAAATGCAGTGTACCGAGATTGCAAACATTGTTGCTTACAGAGATAAACTGGAACGCGAAAACACTGCGCTGCGGGCAGACAAGGAGCGGCTGGATGTGCTCTCTGAAGAGACTCGGGACATGTACTGTTTTTTGCGTCATTCCGATTATGCCGCAGGAATCAGAATCTACGCATATTTTACAAACGTGTCTGGCAGAAATTTCCCAAACCACATGACACTTCGCGAAGCAACGGATGCAATTATTGCAGACCGCCACGCCGCGAGAAAGGAGCAGCCGTGACTGATTTCGACCATCGCGCTTTTTTCAGATGCATTTGGGCGACAATTGTTTTGGCTTTTGTGGTTGGACTTATGATTGGCGGATGTGCTCACAACCTACTGACGTTGCGCGAGATTCCGAAAACTAACGCCGCACGAAAGGAGCAGCCGTGAGATATAGTACTAATACTAACGCAATTAGTTTATTAGAACCGAACTCCAAGCAGGAAATAAAATTCTGCATTGGTGATGAAGTAATGCTGCGACTGACTAAGGATGGCTTTCACTACCAAAATCGTATCATAAATGATGAGGGCGAAGCTTATTGCCTTTTCATCAAATGGATGCAGGACACTCAAAAATTCCAATGGCCTACTCTGGAAGACCGAATTAAAAACAAATTAAATTCTACAGAAGAAGCTATCCGCCAATTAAAAAACACTGTGGAGATTTCTCCTATCGCACAAGAGATTTTAGATCGCACAGAAAAAAAACATGAATAACGTTGCGGCCTGTCTTTCAAAAGTTCGCAAGGGCAACCAAGAAGCTGCGCGTGAATTGGTTGAATACCTCCAACCAATGGTTACTAAAATTGTGCGGGCTCGTCGCCCTTGGCGAGCAGCAGAGGAAGACTTAATTCAAGAAGTTTACAAAAAGGTTTTCGTAAGGTTGAAGCAGTACAAGAAAGAAGTTCCTTTTCATCACTGGGTTTCTCGCGTTGCTGTCTCTACTTGCATTGACGCTTTGCGCTATCAAAAGCGCAGGCCAGAATACAGGTGGGCGGATATGTCAGAGACTGAAGCAGAAGCTGTTGAAAGTAATCTTCTAGACCAGCAGGCGGAATCTCCAAGAGGTCTTTCAGTAGACTCTGAGGTCATTCATAGTTTTATTTCTAAATTAAAGGTTAATGACCAAAAGGTAATTCGTTTGTTTTATTTTGAGCATAAAAACAGCGAAGAGATCGCCGCCTTGACTGGATGGAGTGAACCTACGATAAAAGTAAAAGCTTTTCGGGCTAGAAGCAGATTGAAAAACCTTCTGATAGAGAATAACATTTTAGATAAAGCTGGCCGCATGGTGGAACGGTAGACTATTCGATATACAGTTCTATCCCTCTTCCATTCTGTGTAAATCTCTATATGAGAAAATATAGAGAATATTCAGATCAAGACATAATCAACAATTCAAAAAACGTTAAGTCAATCGCTGGACTTTTAAAAAGTTTAAATTTAGCTGCCGTTGGCGGCAACTACAAAAACATAAAAAGATTAATTCAGAAGCTCAACATTGACACCTCTCATTGGACGGGTCAAGGTTGGAACAAAGATCAGCGAACAAAAGATTGGTCTAAATACACAAAAGCTTTTCGTTTTAAAAAACATTTAATTAGCGAAAAAGGCCACAAATGCGAATCTTGCGACTTGACACATTGGAAAAAAGAACTAATCTCTTTAGAAATTCACCATATTGATGGCGACGCATCAAACAACGAAAAAAATAATCTTCAGTTACTTTGTCCCAATTGTCACTCCTTAACAGACAATTATAGGGGAAGAAAAAACAAAAGCGGTGATATGGCGTAATGGTAGCCGCAAAAGTCTTAAAAACTTTTGGATTAAATCCGTCTGGGTTCGAGTCCCAGTATCACCACCAATTTATGAATCATTCAATTAGAAATCAACCTATCTTCAAACCAGAGACTAACAGGGAAGTCTATATGGAAGATGTGACACGAATGAAGCTCGCTCTTATGAAAGAGATGGCTTGTTCTGATATTAGTATGGGCATTGAGGACGAAAACAAATTTTATAATAGCTTATCTTTTTTTCTGGAAGAGTCATTCAATTGGCCCGATTATAAAAGCTACAATTAATTATGGGATGTGACAAATACCGTCTAAACGAAAACATCATTGCGTTCTCTGAACTAAATGATGATGTTGGCTGTCTTTGCAATTTTGCAAATGACAACAGTTATACCTTAGCTCCAGAAACAGTTCGTTCGCTTGCTTATCTCGGCGCAACTGTAGTTTTGTTGCATCAAAAAGAAATTGACCATGGATTCATGCCAAGCTGCTTGCCAGACTGGATCAAAAAAGACATCGACCGCATTGTTTTAAACAAATAAAAATGAAAGCCACCCTAGAATTTAATTTACCGGAAGATAGGGCAGAGCATCTTCGCGCCGTTCACGCTGGTGCAGCTTGGTGCGTGCTGTTTGAAGTAGATAACCGGCTGCGAAATCTTCTCAAGTATGGGACTTCCAAGGAGAGTTCTTTTGAACAGGAACTGTCTGAGATTCGCGCAGAAATTAACGAAATCACTTCTCTTATCGAAGAGAATTAAAAATAAATGAGAAATACACTCAAAACACTATTCGCTCTGTTTTTTTGCTCTGCTATCCTGCTGTCACTGATCTTTTCTCAAGAGAAGTTTACAGCTACAACTGTAGCAGCCGCAGTATCGCCAGATACTTACTCTGCTACCGAAGGGCAACAAGTAGAGATGACCGCTGTTGCCGAAGGAAATACACCAATGACGTTTCAATGGTATAAAAAAGGCTTGGTTGACATTCTGGTAGGTACTGGGCCAACATACACAATTCAAAACGCCAGAGTGTCTGACACTGGTTTTTACTACGCATCAGCGACCAATTCTGTTGGAGTTGCTCAAAGCAACGTTGTAACCTTAAATGTTGCACCGGCTCCTACAATCACAAATCCTCCCTCGTTCATTTATATCGAAGCTCGCGACAATATCCGTCCGTCATCATCATGAAAAAATCATTTTTAATTATTTTTATTCTCGCAGTTTTTTTTTGCTTATTCGCGCCAGCCTGCTCACGAAAATCGGATGAGCCTCCAATGTTCAATGGGCAGACCATCAACAAGTTAAGTTTGATGGTAGCTTATAATGTCCCATCCACTGGAAAAGCTAATTATGCTGTTGTTAATCGGGATTGGGTCTTGTGGGCCTACGATGATTACCGCAAATGGTTGGCTGATGGACCCTACGGAGTGACAAAATGGGACGACAGGTCTCAATGTACTCTGTTTGCTAGTGCTTTTGAGGTTTATTGCCAGCTTGCATTTTTTCGCCAAGCTTTTCACAGCGACATCCAAGCACAGGGAATTGCCGTTGGAACTGTATGGTATTTCACGTTCACTCCTGTCCAACAAGGTATTATTAACGGTCACGCTGTTAACCAGATCATTACCCAAAACGGAATGGAGTACTTTGAGCCTCAAACTGGCAAGTTTATTCAGTTGACAGAAGGGCAAAGAATCTCAGCTTTTTTTTCAAAATTCGATTAATTATTGCGATCACTGGAAAATCATTTAAGCAAAAGATATTATAAATATATGGCTCCTGACGTTAATTATAAATCTTACGTGAACGAGACTGGTTTGTTCATTGACACTTGGCATAATCCCGAAACTGTTTCTGCTTACGATGATGTGATGAAGTTCTCTAACTGCACAAATGTTACCGTATCTGGGGTATTGGTAATGGGTGGCAAAGAGGACTGTATCGACGCTGTAAGAGGGTCCGACTATCTATTTACCGACCTATCTCTTGTACCGCTATATAATGGCGTTACTATTAAAGGTAGCATAAAGAACGCTTCCTTCAAGAATATCTCGTTTGAGACAGTGGGTAAGGACTACTCAATTGAATTGGGCCAATTCGACAACTATTGGACTCCCGGTCGCCCACCAACCCGTGGAGTTAAAATAGAAAACGTACACAGTGTTGGCGGCAATAAGGTCATTGTTAGGGTTTGGGACGCTGAAACGCCAACTATTGTCAATTCGCCTAATGTTGTTGTTAAGAAGATTCCAAAGTTCATTTGGTATCCTTACTTTTTGTTCAGACGCTGGCAAATTAAAAAGAAATAAAATTTATGTCACAAGAAACACAAATCACACCAGAGACAGCTTTGGCTAACCTAATTACAGTTTACAAGCAGGCTCGCTTAACTCCTGATGAACACGATATTATGAGAGCTAGTATCCAGACTCTTATCGATCTGATTCAGAAGGAGGCGACAAAAACCCCAAAAAAGGGTAATTAAGGAAGGTCTTTAACAACAAATTGCTGTAATTAGTAATAGCTGAAGCGCCGAGTTTGTTCCAAAAGAGACAGATTCGGCGCTTTCTATTAAATTATAGAGTTTTTTCGAATTAAAAATCAAAAGAGGAGGAAAAGATGACAGAAAATACACCAATCTTCACCGCTTTAGGAGTACTTTTTGCAGGAATTTTCATTGGAGTTTTGGGGTCAAAGATTTACAGAAAATGGCGCAAGAAAAAGCTTCAAGAAGAGGAGATTTTTCATCAAGCGCATCTCGATGAAACTGAGGCCAAAAAACTACACGATAAATTGCTCGATTCTAGAGTAGAAATCGGGGTAAAACCACCTAAAGTTTTTAAGACAAAACGCACCCCCCAAGACACCAAGATTCTCGGCAAAAAAAGCCTCAAGAAAACCCTTGACTAAAACATCCCACTCCTGCACAAGTGGGATGGATAAGTAACATTACATAATAACACCCGAGACATAGAGAGAATATGAGAGAGATAATATACAGAGAAGAGAGAGAAAAGAAGGGTGTTTGTAGGAATTATAAATAGGAAATGGGGAATAGTACCCATCACGACTCTATTTTTTATTAATTAAAATTCATTTTCGAATTAAAATTCAGCCTTTTCTATGCTTTATCATCTCTTTACGGTATTTCGGTATACTCTTACTACAGTTTTGTTTATCCTTATAGGGGTTCCTGTAGCAATTTTGTTTTCTGTTGTGGGTGGAACGCTTTGCACGCTCAGCTTGTTCTTCGATCTGAACAACACGTTCCTAACCAACGTGTTAGGTAGGTTGGGCGAGTTCCAAAACAGCTATTTCCTACATAGAAATATCAAATCAGTAATGGATAAAATGAACTCCGGGCAGGGGTAAAATACAATTTCTAATCATGAATCTAAAAGGCGCAAATATAGTATTATGTTTATTGCTGGCAGGATGCTCTTCATTCTACAAGAATAAAGACGGAGAAAATATTAATAAAAATGCGCCAATCTTTGTAAAGCCAAACACGAATGCGATTGCGCCTAATAAACCCCTAGACACAAAAGTCGAATATCAGGGGCAGAAATATATCTTGGTTAAAGAGACCGATTTAAATTTATTAATAAATCGAAAGGTGAATGAGTCAGCGCCAAATAAGGGTGCGGTTGCGGCGCCCGCGCCAGTTGGGGAAAATTCCCCACCCCCCGCCAAAATTGGGGAAAATTCCCCACCCACTCAACTGAACGCAGAAACGCTTGCGGTCCCTGTCATCAGGCTGGAGCCAATCGAAGAGAAAAAAGCGCCCGCTTCCTCAAACTGGCCGCTCTTCTTTTTGGTTGCGACTTGCCTGTTCCTCCTTCCTATAACCGCTTGGTATTTCCTCTACTATAAGCCACAGAACCAATCTCGACCGCTGAATTAAAATTAATTAAAAATGGGGAGTTGGCACAAGAATTGTCCGGTCACCTCCTGTTTTTTTCAAAAAAAAGTGCGCAGAAAAGCTTGACGGGGGCAAAATCTGTGGTACAGTGCTCTCGTATGAATAACACCACCTCAGTTAAGCGCGGTCGTGGACGCCCTGTCGGCTCCACCTCC